TATATGTAATAAATAGGAGGAAGAAAGATGCTAAAGAAAAAGATGGATAAAAGATGTTTAGATATTATTAACCATTATGGTCCAGATCATCAAAAAAGAATATTTAGTGGAGAAGCTGATGAATTAAGAGATGCTATAACAGAAGTAGAATTAAGGGATCAAGATTATTTATGCGAAAGACATGAGGATATGCTAATTGATGAAATAGCTGATGTACTGGTTATGTTAGGTCAGTTTATTCAATATTATGATCTACCTATCGATAAAATAGATAAGAGGATAGATTTTAAATTAGATAGACAGGAGGAAAGAATGAAAAATGAAGGCATTCATCAAACAAGAGTGTTGGGACCAGTTCAAAGAGAATTCTAATAAGTATAAGTTCTACGTCTATAGTAAATCTAAAAAATATTTTGTAAAGATATTAGATGAGGATCTTATATTAACAGTTAATAAAAGAACTAGGGAATTACAATTACAAACACCAATGGGCTATAGTCCTTTTATGGAAGTACATAAAGAAACATATAAAGATCTATATGACGAAGGTTTTGTAGAATTCGAAGAAAGTAGGTTCGACTAATGAATAAAGAAGAAAGAGATAGAGAAAAAGAAATAAGAAGATTGATGTATATAAAATCAGAACTTATAAAACAAACTAAAAAAGAATTAGTAGAATTAAGAACTGAATTGAATAGTTTAGGTAATAATAAGGGAGGTAAAGAATATGAAGAAGGTCCTAGATTGGTTAAAAGAAAACAAAGAGGAAATCGTTGAAGCAAGTGCAATAGGATTATTTCTATTAGTATTAGGCTTAATGTTATTTATAGTTATGTTAGTAGCTATGACAGATGATTTAGTTGGCGTATTGGAGGAAAAACAAGTTCAATTAGATCAAGTAACTATGGAAAGAAATAGATTATATTTAGTAAACGATAGTATTATACAAACATATGAGGATGCAATACCAAAACAACAATATATAGATGATATTGAATATTTAGAATCTGTAATAAGAGAGCTAAGGGAGTCATGTCAAAATGACACATATAATAATAATTGATAGGAGGAGTTAGAATGGCTAAAAAAAGATCTGTGATTAACAATAACTTAGGTGGCGAACAGATAGTATATTTAGATAACGAAAAAGATGATGCTATAAAAGATACTATAGAAACATATAACGTAAGTGCTAATGATCAAGAAGTAGATAAATTGGTTCAAAAAGTTTACGATGAGTTTAATAATAGCGACGAAAGAAAGTTAATGTTAGATGGTATTAGATACTACAATAATGAATCAGAAATAGATAAAAAAATAAGATATAATCATTGTGGTACAGATGCTTCAGTAAATGATAAGTTATCTAACGTTAAGCTACATAAGAATATTATGAGAAAATTAACAAGACAAAAAGTTAATACTTTATTAGGTAAACCATATAGTATTAAGACCGATGATGATAATTATAAGAAAATACTAGAAGATGAATACTTTAGTAAATATATGTATAGAAAGATCTATAATACAGCTAAGGAAGCCATAAAAGAAGGTATTAACTGGTTAAATGCTTATTACGATGAGAATGGCGCATTATGTTTTAGAAGAGTTCCAGGAAATCAAGTTAAAGTATTCTGGGCTGATAGAGAGCATACAAAGATATCTCAACTAATACATTATTATGAAATTATAGTATATAAAGGCGACGAAACTAAAACATGTGTATATGCTGATTACTATAATGATAAAGGTGTTATTCATTATGTAAAAGAAGATAGTGGATTTACTAGAGATTCAGAACATCCAAAACAAGAAGGTAACTTTACTTTAATGGTTCCACAAACAGAAGAAATAAAGAATGATAAAGATGAAGTAATAGAAGTTACTTATAAGTTAGATGAAAATGGTAATATCATATTCGAACCACAAGAAATGGTTTGGGATAGAATACCTTGGGTTCCTTTAAAGTATAATGAGGAAGAAACTAGTTTACTTAAATATATTAAATCATATCAAGATAATTATGAAAAGATTATTAGTGCAGCAGCTGATATCATAATTGATATCCCTAATGCTATTAAATATTTCAAAGGTTATGCAGGAGCAGATCTTGCAGAATTAACTAGAAATATAGCAGAGTTTAGAGCTGTATTAGTTGATCCAGATGGAGATGTAGGATCTTTAGATACAGATTTCAATATAGAAGCATTTAATTCATTATTAGATAGATTAAGAAAAGATGCTTATGAGGATGGAGCAGGAGTAGATGTTCAATCTGATAAAACAGGAGATAAGAGTGGTGTTGGATTGAAGTTCCTTTATTCAGATCTTGATTTAGATCTAAATGAATTAGAGCAAGAAATGGACGTATTCTTTGAATGGCTATTATGGTTTATAGATTTCGATATAAGAATGAAGCACGGAACTGATTATTCAGAAGAAGAAGTAACATTCGAATTTAATAAAACCAATATTATTAACGAATCTGAGTTAATTAGTATGATTAACAATTCTAGAGATATGATACCAGATAGTATCTTATTACCAAAACATCCATTCGTAGATGATGTAACTGAAGTAGAAGATGCAATAGAAGAGCAAAGGATGGCCGAAGAAGAAGAAATGCAAAAGAATATGGAGCTATATGGTAATCAAGGATTTAATAATGGAAATAATGTATCTACGAGTAAATTACCTAAAGTAACTAGTGGATCATCAAGTAATAAATCAAATAGCAATAGTTCTAAGAAGGATGAAAAGAAAGATCAAAAAGCAAAAAGTAATACCAATAGTTAGGAGGTATTAAAATGAATATCGACGAAATTAAGAAGGCCATAGAGAATAACAGCAACTATTGGGAAAAGAGAGCTTTAGAAAATAAATTAAATATATTAGAAAACGAAGAGGATTACCTTAAAAGAATATCTGATATATATGATAGAGCTAATAAAGATATTGACGATAAATTAGCTGCTGTTTACACTAGATATGCTAAAGAAAATGGAATGACGTTAGATGAAGCATATAAACAATTACCTAAGGCTGTTGAGACTCAATATAAAAAAGATGTTATAGATTATGTTAATAAGGCTAAGAGTGGGGATGAAAGATGGAAACAATATCTCCTTAATCAAAGCCTTATGCATAAACATTCTGTATTGGATCAATTAAGAACTGAGTATAGAAATGTTATTTATAATATAGATATTGAGGAGACAGGTGGTAAATTCTTAGAAAAAATATTCATAAATGCCAACTATTATGCTCAGTATCAAGATAATAACGAAGCATTCGCAAGAGTGGATCAAAATAAGATACAAGCATTATTACAAGAGAATTGGTCTGGTGGAGGTAATTTTAGTCAACTTATTTGGAAAAATAAAGAACAATTAGTGGAAGCATTAGATGATATAGTAGTTAGAGGATTTGCTACGGGAGAGAATTATGATAAGATGTCTGAGGAATTAGCTAAAAGAATGAATACTAGTAAATCTAATGCTAAAAGACTAATAATGACAGAATCGGCTAGAATGGATAATGAAGGTTTATTAGCTCATTATAAAGAAACAGAGGTTGAAAAACTAATATTCGTAGCAACATTAGATATGAAAACATCTGAAATATGCAGAGCTATGGATGGACAAATAATTCCAATAAAAGATGCGCAAATAGGTTTAAATGTTCCTCCTCTACATCCATATTGTAGATCAGTAATAAGTCCATATTATGAAGATAATGTTCCTGAGGATAGAATTTATAGAGATACTGAAACTAGTAAAAGCACTAAAGGAAATTATAGAACTTATAAAGAATATTTAGAAGAAGAATTAGGAGATAGAGAACAAGCTGAAGCATTGGCAAGCACTAGAAATGATCTTCAGACATTGATAAAGGCAGTAGGAACAGTTCCAATACAGCCATCTTTACCAGTTATGGACACCTCATTAAAAATAAATACTGAATTAAATATAGAAAATAATGTAGGAAGAGAACCAATGGAAGATGAAGAAATAATTAAGGAAATAGAAGAGGCATTAGAAGAAGGATTAAATCTATACGGTAACGGTAGCGGTACAAGTGATGAATTCTTAATAGATAAACTAGATAAGAATGGGGAATTAAAACCTAAAATAATTACTGATAAACAATACGATAAATTATTAAAGGAAATAGATAGTGTAGAAATATATAGAGGGGTTTCCATAAAAAATTATGATTTCTCTAAAGATAAGTTTATTGGTAAAGGATCTATGGGAAGTGGATTATACTTCACTAGTAAAAAAACAATAGCTCAATCATTTAGCGAAGAAGGAAATGGAACTATGATTAGTGCTATTATAGATAAAGATGCAAAAATCATAGAATTAGCTGATGTATATAGAATAGGTTCTAATTTATATACTAAAATGACAGGTAAGGATATTACCGATGGTATTATAAATCAGGATCCATTAGCATTGGTTTGCAGAAATTATGGATTGATAGCCTATTATAAAGGCTATGATATAGTATATAATGGTCTTACAGAAGAATATTTAGTATTAAACAAGAAAATACTTAATATTCGTAAAAAATAATTATTATACGAACTAACATATAATAAATAATGAATAATTTATTCAATCTTTTATTCGAGGGTCGTGGCCTCGGAAAAAAGCGGAATAATAGGAGAGGAGAATATATTATGAAAGAGAAATTAGTTAAATTAGGTCTAACCGATGAATTGGCTCAAAAGGTTGTTGATAACTTCGGAGATGTTATTGATGGTATCTATGTAACCAAAGAAAGATTCAATGAAGTCAATACGGAGTTAAAACAAGCTAAAGAAACAGTTACAGAAAGGGATAAACAATTAGAGAAATTGAAAAAAGACAATGAATCTAATGAAGATCTAAAAAAGACTATTCAAGATTTACAAGCGGCTAATAAAACTGCTAAAGAAGAAGCAGATAAAGCATTGGCAGCTGAACGTAAATCGAATGCCATTAAGTTAGAGTTAATGGGGAAGGTTCATAATCCAGCCATCACAATGAATCTATTAAAAATGGATGAAGTAATTATGAATGAAGATGGTACAGTAAAATCAGGATTAAAAGAACAATTGAAGGCGTTGGAAAAAACAGATAGTTATTTATTTATTCCACAAGGCGATAATAATAATAACCAAAATGTAAATACTAACCCTTATGTTAAAGGTGCTACGCCAAAAGATGGTGAAGGTGCCCCACAAACTAACTTAAGTAAGGCTGAACAATTTGCTAAGAACTTAGCAAAAGATCGTAACGAAGCATTCAAAGTTGCTGCGGATAGTGTTTATTTTGGTGAAAATAAATAAAGAAGGAGGAATATTAAATGAAAGTTATTCAAACAGAATATGGTACAAGCATTGATATCTTATTTAATCTAGATCCATATACAGCTAGACCAATTATGGTAAGTGACGAAAGTGTAACAGCTGATGAAACTACTGGTAAGAAAATTGTTAAGGCTGGTTCTTTATTAGATAAAGATGGAGTTGTAAAAAATGATGGTACTGTTAGATATGTACTATTAAAAGATGTTGATGTAACTAATGGAGATGCTCCAGGAGCTGGTGTATATAGAGGTACATTAGACGAAGCTAAAATTGAAAAAAATACAGGAGTTACTATTTCAGATGCTGCTAAAGTGGCATTAAGAGGAATTATCTTCATGAGCGATGCTGATACAGATTATGTAGGTGGTACTCAAGTAGTTGCTGGAACTGGTATTTCCGTAGCTCAAAGTGGCTCTAAAGTAACTGTATCAACAAGTGCTTAGAATTAAATAACAGAAAGGGAGGAATATTAAATGAATTCAGTTATGGAATTAGTTAGTGCTAAGGCATTAACAACATATTGGCAAGAAACATCAAGTAATCGTATTCCTTATCTAGGTGAAGGATTATTCCCAGCTAAAAAGAAAATGGGATTAGATCTTGCTTGGATCAAAGGTTATAAAGGATTACCTGTTGCATTAAAACCAAGTCATTTTGATACTAAAGCAACAGTTCGTGATAGAATTGGTGTTAAAAAGGTAGAAACAGAAATGCCATTCTTTAGAGAATCAATGACTATTAAAGAAAGGGATAGACAAGAATTATTAAGATTTCGTGAAAACGATAATCAAAACTTATATAGTTCAATTATTTCTGAAATCTTTGATGATAGAGCTCAATTGATTGAAGGTGCATTGATCCAATCAGAAAGAATGAGAATGCAGTTATTAACTACTGGTGGTATTAGTATTGTAGCAAATAATGTAGATTATACTTATAATTACGATGTAGATGGCGAATGGAAGAAAAATAATTATGAACAATTATCAGGAACCTCATTATGGAGCGATTTAACAAATGCTACTCCATTAGAAGATATTCGTGAAATGCAAGATAAGATTGTTAGTTTAACAGGAGTAAAACCAACAAGAGCAATTATGACTCAAAAAACTTGGAATTACTTACTACAAAACAAATCAATTAGAATTGCATTAAATCCATTAGCTAACGGATTAAACTTGGTAAGAGATGCTGAATTAAAATCATTGCTATTAAGCGAACTTGGTTTATCAGTAGCTATTTATGATAAGAAATTCAAAGCAGAAGATGGAACAACACATAACTTCTATCCAGATGGATATGTTACATTACTTCCAGGAAGCACTGTTGGTAATACTTATTATGGTACTACACCAGAAGAAGCCGATCTACAATCAGCAAACTTTAATGGAGACGTATCAATCGTCGAAACAGGAGTTGCTGTTACTACAATAAATATCCCACATCCAGTTAATAAAGAAACAATCGTTTCTGAAATCGTTTTACCTTCATTCGAAAGAATGAACGAAGTTGCTACAATTAAAGTTGCAGCGTAGTCCAAAAGTAAGGGAAGGTTGCAAAACCTTCCTTTATTAGTATTAAGAAAGGAGAATTGTTTATGGCTAAGTTTCCATTTAGAGTAAAACTTAATGGTGTTGTTTACGAAGCTGGTATGGAAGTACCTATCGGTAAAGAGCCTGCTAAAGAAGTTGAAATGCAGGATAAAACAGCAACAGAATTATCTAAAGAACTTAAAGAAAGATTCGGTATTGATATGGCTGCTCAAAAAGGTAAAGCTAAATTAGAAGCAGCATTAAAAGAAGCTGAAGAAGCAGAAAAGAAAAAAGCTGAGGAAGCTACTAAAGAAGATGACGAAGTTAAAGAAAACGAAGAAGATATCGAAAATGAAGGCGAAGGTTCTGAAGATAATGAGGATTCTACTCAAGACGAAAATGATTCATTCTTAGATAAAATTATAAATGAATAATAGCAGAGGAGGTGCTAATATGAAAGTTGAAGAAATCTTAGATTATAAGTTAAAAAAACTATTATCTTCTGATTCCTATAGTAAAGTAAGCGCTGAAGATAAACAGTTTATATTAGCACAGGCTAAGAGTAAAATTCAAGCATATTGTCATAGAACAGATATGCCAAAAAGTATCTATTATATATGGGCCGATATGGCTATAGAATTTCTTAAAATATTAAATAGTTCATTATTTAAAGTAGATGTAACATCTGAGGAAGAACTTGGTAAAAGAATTACTAGTGTAAAAGCGGGAGATACAACAATATCATTAGATTCTGGATCAACTAGCGATTCTATTGATACAGGTTATGTTCCTACTAGTGAAGATGATATATTAAATTCTTTTTCAGATCAATTAAAACAATTTAGAAAAGTAGCAGCTGGATGTGGAGATACAACACATGGCCTTTAATATTGCCCCATTCGGAAAGATATTAAAGAATCTTATGTATTCCGACAGCTGCACAATTTCTAGAGTTGTTAGTAAAAAAGATGAATATGGTGCTACATTACCTTCCAGTAGAGAAGATATTTACAAAGATGTTCCTTGTAAATTCAGTTTTAACCAAAAAGATGATCCTAAAGATACTAATGAAGTTTATATGCCAGTTTTAAAACAAGTAACATTGTTTGCAGAATTATCATATAACATAGTTGCTGGGGATTATATAACGGGTAAAAGAATTGATCCTGCTAGCGGTATATCACAAGATATAAAAGGTATTTGTGGAGAACCAAATAGATTTAATACTCATCAAGAAATTCCAATTCAAATAGAGGAGGAAAACTAATTGTTTGGTTATAGTATTGATACTAGAGCTATTAGCGAATATCAAATGAGAGTATTAAGAGCTTCAAATAGATTAAAGGATTTCGAAAGAAAATTCTTAAACACTTTAGCGAATATGGTTATGCAAAGAGTAATGCCCAGAACACCAGTTGATACAGGAAGATTAAGAAGAAGTTGGAAAGTATCTAAGGTTTCTGAAAAGGGTAATGTGCTGCAAATAACTATATATAATGACGCTAGAGATAATGGAGCCGATGAAAGTTATGCTTCTTATGTTGAATTTGGACATTTTACTAGAGGAAGAGTAAGTTGGGTAGAAGGTGTTTGGATGTTAACTATTTCTACAGATGAAGTAAAAGCTGAGATGAATAGAGTTTGGAATAAATTATTCAACCAATTTGTTAAGGAGATGGGGCTATGAATTTAGAAATAACTGAAAATATTATTCGAGGATCCATAGTTAATCAATTAAAAACTATCTTTGGAGAAGATTATAAATATTATGACGAAGAAATAGTTCAAGGCTTTGAAAAACCATCATTTCATGTTAAGCAAATAGATGATATAAGTAGAAAAGGTTATACAGGACATCAATACCAATTTACAGATGATACTTACAGATATGTTATTAAATATTTTAGTAATGAACAATTTGCTGTAATAAAGGACATAAATGATAAAATAGATGCTTTGAAAAAGGGATTTAAGTATTTAGAAATAGTAAACATAGATGGAAATAACGTATATAGTAAATCTAATAGAATTAACGAAATTACTGTTACAATATCAGATAATGTTTTATTATTTCAAATAGAATTTCCAATAAGAACAGTAGAGTATTTACAACTTGATAAAGTAAAGACAAATACCCTATTGACACATATAATAAATAAAGAAAAGGAGGAAGAGTAATATGGCAGGTGGAGTTTTCCAAAGTCAAAATAAGATTAGACCAGGTGCTTATATAAAATTCCAAGGAGTTCCAGCACAAGATAACATTGTTGGTAGTCGTGGAGTTATAACAATGGCGGCACCAATCGGTTGGGGTCCAGAAGATGAACTAATTACTATTACAGTAAATGATTTATATAACAGTAATTTAGAGAAACTTATTGGATGCAATATTTATAATGCTAGGGCAAAACTAGTAAAAGCTGCACTAGAGAATGCTCATACTTTATTACTATATCGTGGAGATAAAGGTGGAACTAAGGCTACCGCAACATTATCAGTTGGTGAAAGCGTTAATCTAATTGTTACTGCTAAATATGCCGGTGCGATTGGTAATACCATTAGTGTTGGTGTTAAGCAAGCATATAGTGGTGGATACCAAGTTAACACTTACTTAGGTAGCACTCAAAAAGATTCACAAATAGTTTCCAATATTAGTGAATTAGTAAGTAATGACTTTGTAGATTTCAGTGGTACTGGTGTTATTGCTAAAGATGTAGTTAATACATTACTAACTACAGGGGCAGATGGAACATTTACTACTCAAAACTATACAGAGTATTTAGCATTATTAAAAACTAAAGAATTTGATACTTTAGCAGCATATAACTTTGATGATGATGCAGAATTATTTAATGGTTCTGACATTAAAGATTTCATTCAAGAAATGAGAGAAACTAGAGGAATTAAATGTCAAGCAGTTATCAATAACTATGCGGCAGCTAATTACGAAGGTATTATTAGTACATATAACCAAGGAGTTAAGTATTCTGATGGTACTGAATTAAGTGGAGAGGAAATGGTAGTATGGGTTGCTGGTGCTACAGCAGGTGCCGATATTACAGAATCTAATACTTATAAAGTAGTTGCAAATGCCGTTGAAGTTACTGGTACCGTAATTGAAGATGACATTGAAACCTTAATTCAAACTGGATATTTAATTATTAGCCAAAGAAGAGATGGTGCAATCGTTATTGAAAAAGACATCAATACCTTAGTTAATCTTAGAGATGATGTTACTAAAGCATTCAAAGAAAATAAAGTTATTAGATTATTGGATGCAGTTGCTAATCACATTGCATTAGATTTCGAACAAAATTATATTGGTAAGGTTACTTCAGATAGTGCTGGTCTTTCATTATTCAAAGCAAGTATTATTACATACCTAACAGAGTTACAAACTAGTGGAGCAATTATAAACTTCAATAGTTCAACAGACGTTTTGGTAGAAGCTGGAGAACAAGAAGATTCATTCTATTCTGAAATCTATATCCAACCAACATACAGTGTAGATAAACTATATATGGTTGTCAATGTTAGATAATAAATAAGAGAGGAGATGTTGTAGATGAAAACATTAAAAGCTAGTGATATTCCTGCTGGTTCAGAAGCCGTTGCCTATATTGAGGTAGATGGTAAAGTAGAGGAATTCTTCTACGCTAAAAGTATTGAAGCAACAGCCGAACTTAATAAATCAGAAGTTAAAGTAATGGGTAAAAGAGGAGTACAGAATAAGGCTACAGGATGGACTGGTTCTGGTTCCATGACAATCTATTACGTAACAACTATATTTAGAAATATGCTATTGAAATATGCAAAGGAAGGTATTTTACCAGCATTTAAGTTAGTTATTACTAACGAAGATAAAGGCACTACTATTGGTAAACAAACAGTATGCCTTTACGATTGCGTAATTGATAGTGTTAATCTAGCAAAGTTCGATGTTGAATCAGATGCATTAGATGAAGATATGGACTTCACATTCAGTGATTTCGATATTCTAGATAGTTTTGGTAATCCAGTTTATACTGATTAGAAACATATATCTAAGGAATCGGATCAAAATAAAGAGTTTTATAGGGAAGTATATAATTATATATATTTCCCGAAAACTCATTAAAATGAAGCTAAAAGTTGACAATAAGAGAGGAGAATTTATATGTCATTATTACAAGATTTCTTAATTGAAAATTCAGACGTTATGTCTAAAGAAGTAGAAGTAGCCATTAGTCCTAGATTTAAAGATAAGGATGGTAACATGCTTAAGTTTAAAGTAAGACCTATGAGCGGAGATGAATTTGGAAAATACCAAAAACAATCAACTTCTATTAAAATAAATGGAAGAAAGAAAGAAACTAGTTTTGATAGTTCAAAATTCAATATGTTATGTATTACTAATCATTGTATTGATCCAGACTTCAGAAGTGCGGATATGCTAAAAAAATTAGGAGTACAAACACCTGAGCAAGCTATTAGTAAAGTATTATTAGCTGGGGAAATTGTTGAATTAGGAAATCAAATCAGTAATATTTCTGGATTCGATGTAGATATTAACGATGAAATTGAACAAGCAAAAAACTAATTAAGGAAGGTGATGGCGAAACGATGTACGCATACTTCGCTTTCCATAAATGTCACATGAGGCCTTCCGAATTTGCCAATTTGCCGGTAAAAGAGAAGGCCTTAATTATTGCCTTTATAGATGAATATCAAGAGGAAAAAAGAAAAGAAGCTGCTAAAATAAGAAGCAGTACAAGAAAGAAAAAATAGTTGCGTACGGATAGGAGGTAGACATGGCAACAATTAGTTCTGTATTTAAAATGCAAGACAATGCTACCAAAACTTTTAACAATGTAGCTAGTGCTATGGATAGTGTAATAGCAAAAGCTGATCAGTTAAGTAATTCAACCTCCAACATGGATGCTGGAATATCTAGTATTAACCCAGCCTTATCAAAAGCAGTAACTAAGTATCAAGATCTTATAAATAAGCAAGATATGATAAATGCTAAAATAGATATCATGTCAAGGCAAGAAAAGATGTTGATTCAAGATCTTAATAGAGAGAAATCAGGATATAATCAAAATGAGAAGGCTATATTAAATATAGAGAAAAGGTTATTAAATGTTCAAAATCAAAAGAGTAAGTTAATAGCTCAATCAGATAAATTAACTAATGAAATATATGAACAAGCTGGAGCTGTTAACAAGGTAGCCGATAATACTGGTAAAATAAAACCACATCAAAATAACGTTGAAGAAGGTTTCAGTAAATGGCAAACTAATGTTATAGCTATAAATCAAGCATTACAATTAACGCAAACAATTGCTAAAGGAATTGGAAGTGTATTAAATTATGCAGATGATTTAACTTTAACTAAAGCTAGAATAGATCTAATAAATGATGGTCAAAGAACAACGGCAGAATTACAGCAAGATATATATCAAGCAGCTCAAAGATCAAGAGGATCATATGACGATATGGCTAAGAGTGTTGCTAAGTTAGGTATGTTAGCTGGAGATGCTTTTAAGAATAATGATGAAATGATAGCCTTTACAGAATTGATGAATAAATCATTTACTGTATCAGGAGCTAGTGAATCGGAAAAAAGTGCAGCTATGTATCAGTTAACACAAGCAATGAGTTCTGGTATATTACAAGGTGATGAATTAAGATCTATTAGAGAAAATGCTCCAATGTTCTATCAAGCAATTGCAGAATATACGGGTAAATCTACAGCAGAGTTAAAGGAAATGGGAGCTAATGGAGAAATAACAGCTGATATAATGAAGAATGCTTTATTTGCAGCCGGAGATGATATTGAAGCAAAAATGGAACAAATGCCAAAAACATTCGGTAATGCAATGACTAATATAAAGAATTCTGCAGCTTATTATTTACAACCAGTAGCAGATAGAATATCCGAAATGCTTAATAGCGAAACTTTCCAAAATGCTCTAAATGTAATTCTAAGAGGTATTCAGTTATTTGCATCATTAGCATTAAGTGGATTTGATGCTGTTGGAAATGCAATTCAATTCTTTAAAGATAATATGTGGTTAACAATACCAATTATAACGGCGGCAGCTGTAGTATTAACTGGATTATTAGTACCAGCATTAGCCGCATCATTAGTTGGTATATTAAAAAATATTGCAGCCTGGGCAGTAGCTCATTGGCAATTGTTATTAGTAGCCGCAGTTATTGGAATAGTTGTAGGAGCAATAATTACAATGAATCCTGTATTATTAACATTAGCTGCTATAATTGGAGTTTTAGTATTAGCTTATGCAGCTTGGCAAGTAGCTCAATGGGCAACTAATACAGCAATGTATGCTTGTCCAATAGTATGGATCATAGTATTGATCATAGCATTAGTAGCTGCTATATATCTATTCATAGATTGGATAGCTAAAGCGACAGGAACAGCAAGCTCTGGATTAGGAGTAATTGCTGGGGGAGTAAATGTAGTTATTCAATTCTTTAAGAATTTAGGTTTAATGGTTGCTAATATAGCTTTAGCAATAGGTAACGCTATTGGAGCATTGGCAAGTAATATGATGACGGCTTTTGGAAATGCTATAAAAAGTATTCAAGCTTGGTTCTGGGGATTATTGGAAACAGGAACAAATGTAATTCTAGGTATAGTAGAAATGTTGAATAAATTACCATTCGTTGACATCGATACTAAAGGATTAACTAGTGCTGCTAAGAAATATGCAGATAAGAAAGCTGAAGCTGAAGATTCTAAAGAAGAATATAAAGATATTTCAGAAGAATTCAATAAAGGATTAAATACTTTTGAGGCATTCGGAGATAATTGGGTAAGCGATGCGTTTAATGATGGTAAAGCCTGGGGAGATAATGCAGCAGCAAGTATTGCAGATGCAGTGGGATCTTTTGATCCAGGAGCAATGTTAGAAGGAATATTACCAGATCAAGAACAACAAGATATGAGTGGTTATGATTATTCATCAATGTTGGATCCAAATGGTAACTTACCAGTAAGTGTTAATGATGATAAAACAAGTAATGAAGTAGATATTTCAGATGAAGATTTGAAAATGTTGAAAGATATTGCTACAAGAGAATATATGTTGAATTACAAACAAATAACTCCAAACGTTAATATTCAATTCGGTGACGTTAAAGAAACAGCAGATATAAATGCTATTAAAGATGAATTGGATAAAATGATGCAAGAGGAGTTAGCTGAACTTTATGTAGTGGAGGAGGCATAGTATGATAAGTTTATTTGCTAAGTATAAAGAAAAACTGGTTCAATTACCAGTTAATCCAGAAGATGTAACAATAACTGGTGGAGCAAATAATAGTACCTCTGATACTGTTGGACAAGGGGAAATAAATGATCTTGGTTTTCCAACACTAAAGGAACTAACTATTAGTTCCTTCTTCCCCAAATCCTACAATGGAGAATTATATATAAATACAGGTGGGGATTTTAGGGATCCAGACTATTATATAAAATTCTTTGAGGATATTAAAAAAGCTAGAGAACCATTTAGAGTAATTATAACGGATGTAAATGTAAATATGTTAGTTAGCATAGAGAATTTCGAATATAAATATCAATATGGTACTGATGATGTTGATTATTCTTTAGAATTAAAAGAATATAAAGAGCATAATATAAGAGTTTTAAAACCTAGTGGAAGTGGTTATGTAACTTCAGATTCAGTGCAGCAAGTAGCATCAGCATCTGTAACTAATACAAACAGTAATAGATCAATAGAAAGATCCATTCCTAAAACATACACTGTTGTGCAAGGAGATAATCTATGGAAGATAGCTCAAAAATATCTAGGGGATGGTAGTAGATGGCAAGAGATATATACATATAATAATAATAAAAGTATAATTGGTGGAAACCCAAATCTGATATTGCCAGGAATGGAGTTATCTATACCAAGTTAGGAGGTGAACACTTATGAAGTATGATCAAATAGAATTAGTTGTGCAAGATTCCGAAACAGGAAATATTTATGATCTAAGTAATATTGCTAAATCAATATCTACATCTAAGTCTATTGATAGTTCTTCTGGTAAGTGTTCTTTTTCTATAGATACAAATGTTAATAAAATAAAAATATCAATGGGAAGCACAGTTAGTTTAACAGTTATAGAATCGGGCAAAAAGAAGGGTAAGTTCTTCGGTTACGTTTTCTCAAATAATCCTAACAGCAATGAAAATTCTATAACAGCATATGATCAATTACGTTATTTAAAGAATAACGAAACATATGTTTTAACTGGATCCACAATGGAAAAGGTTATAAAGCTAATTGGTAATGATTTTGGTTTAAGATTAGGGACTATAGAAGGAAGTAATTATATCTTGCCAGAAAGAATAGAAGATAATAAATCTTTAGGAGATATTATACAAAGAGCAATTGATTTTACTTTACAAGGAACAGGTAAACAATATATTATTAGAGATGAATTTGGATACCTATGTTGTAGAGATGTTAGTAAATTAGTTACCAACTTGGTAGTAGGCGATGTTAGTTTATTAAAAAGTTATGATTATAAAGAATCGATAGATTCAGATGTTTATAACAGTGTTAAATTATATAAAGATAATGAGGATACTGGAAAAAGAGAGGTTTATATAGCATTAGATAGCAATAACATTAAAAGATGGGGTAAATTACAATTATTTCAATCTATAGATGAAAATGTTACTGATGCTCAGGCTAGAGAAAAAGCAGAGCAACTTCTTAATTTATATAATAAAATAAGCAGAACATTAACATTAAAATGTAAAGGTGTTATTGATCTAGAACCGGGTAGTGGTATTTATTTAGAAATAAATGATATACCTGGAACAACATTTAAACAAGCAGCTCTAATTACTAAAATAGATGATACTTATGAAAACGGTATTCACAATATGGATTTGGAGGTGAGGTTTGAATGATAAAATATGTTAACGAAGCTATAAATAGAAAATTAAATTCTATTAGTTTTACAGATATTATAGTAGGAACAGTTCAATCCTTAGATCCTTTACAAATAAGAATAAATAGTAAAATCGTTATAGGGCAGAGCTTCATTGAACCTATGAGTCTAGGAATAAATGACAATTCTCCTAGTTCTGCCCTACCACTTATTGTGGGAGAAAAAATTCAAATGATTAGGTACAGTAACGGGCAACGATTCTATATATTAGGGAAGAGTACTAATGCCAGTACAATCAATTATAATGAATTACAAAATAAACCAAGATTAAATACGGCAAATAGTACTTCTCTAGCAGTTAATGAGTCAGAAGAACTAAAAGGTATTGTATCGCTTCATAAAGTGGCTAAAACTGGTAGTTATAATGATTTATTAAATAAACCGGCACCGGTTGATTTAAGTAATTACGTTACATTAAATACAGGACAAACTATTAGTGGTAAGAAAACATTTAGTACATTACCAGAAAGTTCAAAAACACCGACTACTGCTAATCAGTTAATCAATAAGAATTATGTTGATACCAATTTTCTTCAATTCGAGGTAATTGAAGAATTTTAGTATAAATAAGAAAGGAGTGTTCAAAATGAACATAAAATTAGTACGTGGGGGGGGGAACGAGTTATTTATTAAGCGTTCTACCTTCTCTAATATCTCCGAAAGGAGGTATAATAGATTAGGTGACCTAGATGGCTAAAGGTGTATATCTAAAAGATAAAGATGGAAATAAATGTTATCCAGCACCTTATTGGCCGATAGGTTCAATTTATATTTCTGTAAATAATACTAATCCAAGTACTTACTTTGGTGGTACATGGGAGGCATTGCCACAAGATTATTACCTTTTAACGGCACCGATAAAGCAAACAAACATAGGTAAGGGTGGCAGTTGGTATACTAATGAAACTGTATTAACTATTGACCAAATACCAGCACATAATCATAATATGCAGAAAAGATATGCAAAACAGGTTGATTGGAATATGGGTTATCCGGACGCTATACATTATAGTGGTGATTGGTATAATACTTATGGTGTTGTTTCAACAGCAACTGTTGGAGGTGGAAAAGGTCATAATCATAAATACCAACCTCCATACTATCAAGTATATGCTTGGAAAAGAGTATCCTAATCTATAGAAATGGATGAAGGCAGTATATCTAAAAGATAAAAATGGTAATAAAGTGGTAACAGTTCCTTATTATAGGGTAGGAGATTTATTTCTAACTACTATAGCAACTAATCCATCTAGTTATCTAGGTGGTACTTGGGAATTATTTGGACCAGGTAGATGTCTAGTATGTGTTGATACTTCTCAATCGGAATTTAATTCAGTAAAGAAAACTGGTGGAAGTAAATATTTACAAAGCCATTATCATTCAGTAAGTATTTATACAGATTATCAAGGAGGACATTATCACGATGGAATATACTGGGGTGGTGGGATAGCATTTACATATACTGGAGTTGGTGGTAGTGATGGCACTTTTGATTTAGCAGGACCTGGAGTTTATAACCAAAATTATAATTATGGAAGCACAAATCATCTTACCACAGGAAGTGTTGGTAATCATAGGCACTTAGTTAGTGGTAATACTGGCACAAATGGTTCCGGAAATAGTCAAAATCTACAACCATTTATTACTTGTTATGTTTGGATAAGAATAGCTTAATATAATGCTCATAATTTATGGCAAATAAATTAGTTCAATTAAAGGATAAAAATAAAAATAATATTTTTTCAGTTCCCTATTTCCCAATAGGATATATATATTTGAGTACCTCAAGTATAAATCCTTCTGAAATATTTGGAGGTGTTTGGGAACCTATAAAAGATAGATTCTTATTACTTGCCGGTGATACTTATAAAGGAGGTAGTACTGGTGGGACAAGTAATCACTCACATTCAGCCGGTTCATTGGTTGCCTGTTATGATCCTCAAAATTATTACAATAATGCCTTATTCAGAGTCAAGAATGTGTCAGGAGGATGGACATTGTCCGGATATTTTTCAGAAAGCAGAATATGGAACTCCGGAGGTGGTGACACTGGAAGGGGTATTGAAGTTATTGGCGATACAGGAAGTAGTAATAATATGCCTCCATACCTGGTTATATACGGTTGGGTAAAAGTAAGTAATTAAGAATCATAAAATAATAAAGAAGGAGGTAAGAAAATGTTACCTGAGATAAATATCGTTAATCAAATAGGGGATACAATGCCTAGCTACACATATAATATAAATAGAAATACCAATCGTATTTCTGGTTACATAGACGATAAAGATGCCATTATACAAGCGATTTATTTAATACTTCAAACCGAGCGTTATGAATCGATGATTTATAATTGGTATTATGGAGTAGAGTTCGATGGTCTAATTGGCAAAAATAAGGATTATGTTACTAGTGAATTACAAAGAGTTATTAGAGAAGCATTAACTGAAGATGATAGAATAACCGAAGTTAGTGATTTCGATATTACCTATACTGATGATAGTGCTTTAATAGTATTCTTAGTTCAAACAAACATTGGTGACATAACAATAGAATGGGAGGTGAATATTTAATGAATGAAATACCTACATATGAACAAATCTTACAGAGATGTCTAGATAGAGTTCCTAATAGTATTGATAAGAGACAAGGTTCTATTATATATGATGCCATCGCACCATGTTGTGTTGAATTGGCACAAATGTATATAGAATTGGCTGGTGTATATGACCAAGTATTTATTGATTCAGCAGTTGGTGATGCTTTGGATGCCTTAGTTAAACAAAATGGAGTAACCAGAAAAGAAGCTACTAAAGCAATTCGTAAAGGTGAATTCAATATGGTAGTACCTGTTGGCAGTAGATTTAGTGATGGAACTAATTCTTATATAGTTATTTCTAATATAGAAGGAACTAACAATTCTAGATTACAATGTGAACAAGCTGGTACAGCTGGTAATAGTTATTATGGCTCACTAACACCAATTAGTTTTATTACTGGACTAACTAAAGCAGAATTAACGGATATCATTGATTTAGGTGATGATACAGAAACAGATGATGCTTTAAGAGAAAGATATATGGAAGTTGTCACAGCACCTCAATTTGGTGGTAATGTTTCAGATTATCAAAACAAAGTAAAAGCTCTTACAGGTGTTGGTGGATGTAAAGTTGTTCCTATATGGAATGGTGGTGGAACAGTTAAGTTAATTATTACTAATAGTCAATATGGGGTTCCAGATGGAACATTAGTAAGTGAAGTTCAACAAGCAGTTGACCCAACTCAAGACCAAACAGGAATGGGTATAGCTCCAATAGGTCATATAGTTACTGTTGTTGGTGTTGAAGCATTAAATATTTCTATTTCTGGAACATTTACATTACAAGCAGGAACAAGTGCAGCAGATATTCAAGATAGTGTAAATGAAGTTGTTGATAATTATTTCAATTCTTTAGCAAAAGAATGGGATAAAGAAGAAAATATTATAGTCAGAGTAAGTCAGATTGAAACAAGATTACTTGGTGTGGCAGGAGTATTAGATATCACAAATACTAAAATAAATAATGGAACAGCTAATATTTCATTAGATAGTGACCAGATACCAGTAAGAAATGGAGATGTGGTAATCAATGTCTAATATTCATAAATATTTACCTAAAGTATTACAACCCATTTTAGAGTTTCAGTTAATTAACCAAGATTTAGATATAGAGTTATCTTTATTAGATGGTTACATAACTGATATAAATAAGGAAACAATAGTTCAAACAGCTTCTGACTATGGTATAAGTAAATGGGAAAATGCTCTTGGAATTATACCTGGAGATACAGATTCTTTAGAAGTTAGAAGATTTAGAGTTAATAATATTCTTACAAGTAAACTACCATATACTATTAGATGGTTAAGACAAAAACTTACAGAAATTACAGGTTCATCTACTGGATGGACCTTGAATATGAATTATCAAGATTATACAGCAACGATTATTCTATCAGGTCTTGATACAGAATTGATGTTGGATGTAGAAAAACAATTTAGAAATGCTATACCAGCCAATATAGAGCTAGAAATTGGTGGTCCTGGAATATCAAGTTCAGAAATAAAAGTTGGTATTGCTATGATGTACGGAACTAAATATAATTTACCTTATTTAGAGGATATCGAATATTTAACAGAGGAGAAAATGGAGCAAGGAACCATAGCTTCTGTAAATGGTCAGAATAGTAGAGCAAATGATAGAATTAGAACAATAGGTAATATTTCTATTTCAAACATAAAAAGGATAAAAATAGAAAATGATAATATGACTCAATATGCTATATTTCAATATTTATCTAATAATGAATATATAGGCACCTCTAGATGGAAAAACATTGGTGAATATGTAGATATAAATCCAAAAACAAAGTATATCAGAATAATATTAACTAAAGGTTCGGGAACGGTAATAACCCCAGATATGTTAGGTACAGCAATTTTAATTATGGAAAGGAGTTGATTATATGTTTAATGGATTACAATTAACTAACAAAGGTTTAGAATTACTAACTAATTTGTTGAATGGTCATAACATTCAGTTTACTCATATTAAGATGGGTGATGGAAATGCTCCAGCTGATATTAGTACAATGACTGATTTAGTTAGCGTTAAACAAAGTTTACCAATAGCACGTAGTTCTATTATAGATTATAAAACTATGTTAATTGGTGCTAACCTATATGGTGAAACAGTAACTGCGGCATTCTATTGGAAGGAAGTTGGGTTATATGCCAAAGATTTAGATGGCGATAATACAGAATACTTATTTAGTTATGATAATGCTGGGGATGAAGCAAGCTATATACCAGCAGGAGGAGCTGTTTCAGAGCAGTTAATAGATTTAAACGTTATAGTAGGGAATGTAAATAATGTAACAATTACTATTGATAAATCATTAGTATATGCCACACAAGATGATATGGAACAAGCTATCACCAATGTAACTAATACCTTAACTACTAAAATAAATACAGATGTTGGTGCAGTTAATACAGCTTTAACAAATCATATCAATAATAAATCTAATCCGCACGAGGTTACAAAAGCACAGATTGGATTAGGAAGCGTGGTTAATTATGGTATTGCTAGCCAGCAAGAAGCACAAAATGGTTCAGTAGATAATAAATACATGACCCCATTAAAAACAAAACAAGCTGTAGAGGCTTATGGTGTTATTAGTGATGGTAATACTATTATTAAAGTTGGTGGAACACAACCAGCAGTTCAGACAGGAAAAACAATTATTTGGATTGATACTTCAAGTTAGGAGGTGGTGTAGTTGGCAACATTTAAAAGTAATAGTTTTGAAGGAAGACAATTACGTCTAGAGGTATGGCAAGATGGTGGATATTTAAAATGGACATTATATTCTGAAGGTGGTATTGATAAATATTATAACATCTATAACTTATCCATAAGTATTGCTGGAACCAATGTTTATTCTCCTGGTACAGTTGATTGGTCTACTCAAAAATTCCCAGCGGCAAAAGGTAGCACAGGTGGAGAGGTATGGGTAGGACATAGTGCTAGTTATAGGGAATTTTATGTATCGTTTATAGGTGCCGTTTATTATAATAGAAGTACTCAAAACGGTGGTAACGTTGGCGTGGGTGCCACAATATCCAAACCTAGCTTAAGTGGATTAAGCGTAAGCAATATTTCAGATAAATCAGCATATCTATCTTTCAATATTAACAGCGCCAATAATGGTACTGTATCGGATAGTTACATAGATGTAAGTTTGAGTAATTTTGGGTCAGTGGTTAAATCAATAAGTTCTAGGGCAGGTACTATTAGCGGATTAGACCCAAACAGAACATATTATGCCAGAGGTAATGCTGCCAACCAAGCTGGAAGAAGTTACACTGCTGTTAAAAGTTTTAAGACATCCTTTATCAATCCAGGGGCACCTGGTAAACCAAGTTTAACTTATGACCAACCAGAACCTATACCAAGAGCAAAGTTAACGGCAAGCTGGGGTGCAGCATCAAATGGTTCTACTGCAATAGCTGGTTATAGGGTTAGGCTATATAAGAATGGTACTGAAGTGGTAGAGGTAGATACAGAAAGTAGTATAACATCTTACATATTCCCTAAAACATTAGAAGAATATGGTTTTGAACCTGGAGATATTGTTAAAGTTGGTATATATAGTTATTGTAAAGACTGGCAAGGAACCAAGTTCTTTAATGGTGGTGGTGCAAGTACCGCCATAGTTTATAGTAATGATTTAACTATAGTTTCTGATAAGTATATATGGGTAAGTTTAAATGGTCAATCATTTAATAAACATAAAATGTATGTAAGTATAAATGGAGGTAGTTTCCAAGAAGTAAGGAAGGAAAAATTCAAGGTTATTAAATAAGGAGGATAAAAATGGAGTGGTTTACAGCATTCTTAATGGGTATAACAGCTATTATATCAGCTCTTGGTACTTTAGTAGTTACTGCCTATAAAACTAAAAAACAGATAGATGAAACAATACCTAGAAAAGTAAAGAAACAGTCCGGACTAGATATGGAAATTGTAGATAAGATGGAAGATTTAAAGGAATTACTTGGTGCTGATAGAGTTCAAATATATGATTTCAGTAATGGAGGTCACTGGGCGAATGGAAGGTCAGCATTAAAAACTAGTTGTACATACGAAGTAGTTAGAACAGGAGTTTATGGATGTCAAAGTAAATTACAAATGATTCCAATAAGTTGTATTCCTAGATTTATTCACGCACTTCTTGATAAAGAAACATTAGAAGTTACTAATTTAGAAGACATAAAAGATTCAATGCCTAGTACTTATAATCTAAAACATTCACAAGGAATTAAATCATTTTACGATATAGTACTTAATAATAAGGAAGGCGAGCCAATAGGATTTCTAGGTATACAATATGTTCATAATTGCCATAAAACATATAATAATAATGATAAGACTGAGGTCCTTAGACTAAAGTTCTTTATCGAAGAAAGATTAGAGAAAATGATAAAATAAGAAAGGAGAATTGCTATGACAATGGAAGTTATTTTCATGGGAGTTACTGCAATAGTTACAGCTATTTTAGGAATGTTCTTCAAAGATAGTGTAATTCCTTCAAGATTTATTCCAATTCAAAACCTAGTAATTGGAATAATTTCAGCAGTATTAGCGGTAGTATTTGGTCTATTTGATAATATTGCTTTAGCAATTGCAGTAAGTCTATTTACAGCATTCGGCGTAGGCGGACTATACGATTTGGCAAAAACTAAAAAGTAGGAAGGAGGTATTATAATGCCCGAAGAATTTAATGATATTGAATTAAAAGAACAGTCAGAAGAAGAAATGGGACCAGAACATGAAGAAGGTTTTGGTATTCCTGGCGAGGATGTAGAATTAGAAGAATTGGAGGATGAAGAATAATGAAGGTATTTGGTATTGATATTAGTACTTGGCAAAAAGGTTATCCTTATGATGCAGCTAATTCCGAAGGAGTTAAGTTTGCTATATTAAGAGCCGGCTATAGTCAAACAAAAGATAATCAATTCGAAACCCACTATGCTAATGCTAAGAGATTAGGATGGGGGGTTGGTGCTTATTGGTATATGTATGCAACTACTGTTGATGCCGCTAAAGTCGAAGCTCGAGCTTTCTTGAAGGCAATTAAAGGTAAACAATTTGATTATCCTGTTTATCTAGATATCGAAGATAAGACAGTTAGAGCAACTGGTAAAACTAATTGTAATAATATGATTAAGGCTTTTGGTGAAATAATTGAAGGTGCTGGATATTATTTTGGTGTTTATACTAACTTAGATTGGTATAGAAATGTTATTAGTGGTACTGAATTAAATAAGAAATATGATTGGTGGATTGCTTGTTGGTCAACTGGTGCTCCTACTGGAGTTAATTATGGTTTATGGCAATTCGGTGGAGAAACTAATTATATTAGAGGCAATAAAGTAGCAGGAGTTGTTACAGATCAAAACTATGCTGTTAAAGATTATCCTTCGCTTATTAAAGGATTAGGTCTTAATGGTTATGGTAATGGAGAAATTATAGATAAGCCTGATAAAACTATAGATGAATTAGCTAATGAGGTTATTCAAGGTTTATGGGGAAATGGTCAAGATAGAAAAGATAGATTAACTAATGCCGGATATGATTATAGTGCAGTTCAAAAAAGAGTTAATGAAATTCTAGGATCTAATAGTAAACCAACCACTCCAACTAAATCTAATGAAGAAATAGCTAATGAAGTTATTGCTGGTAAATGGGGAAACGGAAAAGATAGAAAAAATAAATTAACACAAGCTGGATATGATTATGATGCTATTCAGAAAATTGTTAATCAAAAATTAGGATCATCTTCTGGTTCAAATGCAGTGTATCATAAAATTCAATATGGAGACACATTATATGATATAGCAATAAAATATGGAACCACTATTGGAGCAATTCAAAAATTAAATCCGAAAATAAAAAATGCCAATAAAATATATGCTGGCGATACAATTAGAGTAAAATAAATTCAAAAATGGGCCTTATAGGCTCGTTTTTTATTGACATAATTTAAAACTTTTTTGAGAAATTTTCAGTTTATGGTTGATTTTTTCCATAAAGTAGTATATAATATATAATGTAATAAGAGAAGGAGGAATGAGAAAAATGTTTAATTGCTATGTTATTTTAATTGATGAAGCTCAAAACTTCAAGACATTAAAAGCGATAGATGATTTAGTAGATCTAAATAAAAAACAGTTAACTGCCATTCAATATCAAACATTACAAAGTATGTTAAATGAAAAAATATTAAAATTAAATTAAGAAAGGAAAGAAGGTTTTACAAAATGAAAAAATTAAGTAAAGAAGAAAAAAGAATAATGAAGGATGATATAGAAGGACTAAAATATTTAGTTGATCTATATACTAAAGAAGGTAAGTTAGCAAAAGCTGCTGCTTGCGAAAAAGAGATGGAAGAAATTAAAGCTAAGTTGAAAGGGGCTAACAAAAATGGAATTCAAGAAATATAATAAAAACCCTAAACAATGGAAGCACGAAGGAGATTGTGTTGTTAGAGCTATAAGCACAGCAATGAATCAAACCTGGGATGAAACTTATATGGAATTATGCTACTTAGGCAGAAAGAAATGTATGATGCCTAATAGCAAAAAATTATATGAAGCTTATTTAAAACAAATGGGCTGGGAAAAACATAAAATGCCTAGACATTTAGATAGATCAAGATATACAGTTGCAGAAATAATAGATGAAAATAAAAACAAAACAATGATAATAAGTATGGCTAATCATTTAACTTGTGCAGTAGATGGTACTTTAATAGATACCTGGGATTGCAGAAATAAATCAGTTGGTAATTACTGGACTAATTCAGATTATGATAAAGTAATTTCATTAGAAGAAATGAATGAAGTGGTAAGGAGGATATTATAATGACAGAACAAATATTGAGAAGGTATGGAAAAATAATTAACCGAATGGATTGGAAGCAAGGAGAATTATTTGTAACTAATAAATTATATTTCTACGATCATAAATATTACTTAGTTCAAATGCAAAGCGGTATAGTAATCTTTGTTAGAGAAGTTGAATTTACCGATTACACTAAAATTGGAGATGATATGGTTAGTAAAATATGTTGTATATGTGGGGAAGAGTTTGTGGGGTTTGGAAATAATCCAGATCCTGTATGCAAAGAAGGAAGATGCTGCGACGAATGTAATTCGACAGTAGTTGTTCCTACAAGGTTAAAGGAATGGATAAAATGAGAATTACTAGTGAGATAAAATTAGAATTAACCAGATATATAGATAAGGACTACGAATGTAATCATTCGGTCCTTACTATACTTATTGGTAATCATATGATCCAGAAAACGGGAATAGAAGCAGAAGCTTTATTCGATATGGTTAAAGATATAGTTGATACTGGAGAAGAAATTGTTTTTGAGGAGGATGAAGATGGAAGTAATAATGAGACATCCAACTGATAATATGAAGGATGTAGTTAAGAACTATAGAGGATGTGGTCATAAAGAATACTATGGTATGATACATTGGAGAGATGGATTACAATATTGCAGAAAATGTATCTATAATATATGGCAACAAGATTCTAATTATACTGGTTGGAAACCTGGCAAAGAAGATTATATATTCCCTTATTATCAAGATGGAATAGATTATACTAAAGAATGCAAGGAGGTGAAGAAAGATGAGTATAATTTTTGATCCATTAAAGAAAGTAAAATTAAAAGATAATATAGAGCATCAAGGTATTGGAGGTCATATTATTATTTTAGAAAGAAAACTTCATGTAGAAGATGCTCCTGCTAATATAGCTTTAATGAACTTTTTTGAAAGAAGAGTAAAAGAAAATAAAACTATTCCTGATATAGTATATTATGGACATGTTAATCACTTAGGTTATTTTGTATCTGAAGATGAATTTGATGGAGAATTAGAAGATATTATTGAAGATGATTTCAAGGAGATTTGGTAATGAGCAATCTTAGACCTCTATTTTCTCTAAATTCTAAAGATAAAGAACCTGAGATGATAAATAATATTGAAGAACCTAAAACATTAGCCATAGAAGCGGAAAGTAGCCAATGTGGTTGGATTAGTAGATACGTACCATCAGAGCATACAGATAGATTTCAACTAATTTCACCAGAAGGCACAAAATATGCCTGTAAATTCTATAATAAAGATACTGATGATTTTGTTGGAGCTTCCTTAATGGCTATGTATATGCTTAGAGATCATTTTGATAGAAGCATAATACCCGTTGATGAAAACTTATAGATCGTATAATAAATATGGAAAGGAATGATTAAATATGTTATATATAAGATTTGCACCCAGAGATAAACAAGCTGTAACAAAATATTCTGCATTCATTTCCTTTTCTTATAATCAATTCTATGTAACTAAAGTTAAGGAATTACCCGTTAGATTTTATCATGGGAATACTAAGGAATGGGAAATACCCAGTAATTTAGTTTCCTTAGTGCAGGAAATTGATGAAGTTAGATTCTTAAATGAAAAACCAGAAGAAGAAATAGATGTTGAGATTGATCCAAATGAATTTAAAACCAAACCATTACCTCATCAGATAGATGGAGTTAAATATGGTATATTAAATAACAGTTGGTTATTAGGGGATCAACAAGGTTTAGGAAAAACAAAACAAATGATAGATCTAGCTGTTTGGAAAAAACATCATGCTGGATTAAAACATTGTCTAATAATATGTGGCGTAAATAATTTAAAATATAACTGGTTAGAAGAAATAGAAAAACATAGCAATGAAACGGCCTGCATTTTAGGTAAAAGATTTGTTAGACCTAAACAAGAACCATCATTCGAAAATAGGCTGGAAGATTTAAAACAACTTCCTTCAGAATTCTTCTGGATAACTAATATAGAATCATTAAGATGTAAGCAAATGCCTAATAGTCATTATAAATCAGAAATAGTAGATATGATAAATGAACATATAAATAATAAAGAACTTGGATTAGTAATAGTTGATGAAATTCATAAAGCAAAAAATCCTAACTCGGCGCAAGGTAGAGGGTTAATGAAAATAAAAGGATGTCCTAGAATAGGCTTAAGTGGTACACTATTAGTTAATAAACCATTAGATCTATTCATGCCCTTAGCCTTTATAGAAGCTATAAAAAATAACTATTATCAATTTAAGTTAAGGTACATAGTATCAGATCCTTGGGGACATCCTATTGGATTCAAAAATATGGCCGAACTAAGAGATATTATAAATGTTAATATGTTAAGAAGAACAAAAGATTTATTAGATCTACCACCTAAAATAACTGAAAATATTTACTTAGAAATGAGTAAAGAAGAGGAAAGTATTTATAATGAAATACTAAATAAAACTATACAAGAATGTGATTTAATAAAATCTCCTAGAGATAAGTTAGCTAGTTTAGTAAGATTAAGACAAGTTTGCTGTCATACTGGTTTAGTTAGCAGTAAAGTCAGAAAGTCAAGCAAGTTTGAAAAACTAAGAGATATTTTAGAGGAAGCTAAAGAAAATGGAGAAAAGGTAATAGTATTTAGTATGTTTAGGGAAGTAGTTTCCTTAGCTTTAGAAGAATTTAAAGAATATGATCCTTTACATATTTGGGGACAAATGAATCAACAAGAAATAATGGATCAAAAGAATAAATTCCAGAATGAACCAGGCTTTCAAGTTTTATTTGGGGTAGTTCAAGCAGCTGGAACAGGTATAACATTAAATGAAGCTTCAATAGTTGTATTCTTAGATTTGCCTTGGAATAAAGCAACTATGGAACAAGCAGAAGATAGAGCTCATAGAATTGGAACAAAGAAAACAGTGGTAATAATTAAATTACTAATGAAAGATACTATTGACGAAGCGATAGATAAAACGGTTATGAAAAAGGCAGGAATGGGAGAAGTTTTAGTTGATGGAAAGGATCCACAACTCTTCAGAGAATTCTTAGGAGCCGTATTTAGAATGAGAGGAGAAGGTTTTTTAAGATGAAAGTTTACAATTTAAAGGATATTGCTAAAGAGTGTGGAGTTAAGGAAGGATCAATATTAAGTTATATTAAATACTGTATTGAAACTAAGAAAGATATTCCTAATCCAATACCTTATCAAAGAAGTTATTATGTTTATGATGAAAAATCAGCTAAGAAAATAGCAGAAATGTTTAAGAATAAAAAAAGAGGGGAAATGGCTGAATATAATTATAAACATAATTGGGGAAGTAAATATCGAAGCAAATACGCTCGTAGCAAAGAGGATTCCGCTCAAAATAATTAGTTAAGTAAAAGGTAATGTAATTTATTACCTTTTTTCTTTGACTCGTTATACGAGAAATTAGAGGTCTTTTTTAAGATGACATAAATATCGTATAATATATTTGAGGAGGATAAATTATGTTTGATAATCTAACAATGGAAGAAGTTGTAGATAAATTAAAGGAAGTTAGAGATGCTCAAAAATCATTAAAAGAACAAGAAGATGCTTTAAAGAAAAGAATTTTAGAAGATGGTAGATCAGAAATTAAATCTGAAAATCATACAATGAAAATTCAAATAAGAACTAAAGAGGTATTCAATCAAGAAGCATTTATCGAACAATTTAAGAATGATTCATCATTCTCAGATGAATTGAAATCTAAAGTATTAGAAAGTAAATTAGTACTTAATGAGCAAAATCTAAATCAAGCATGTCAAGATGGTGAAATCCCTCTAGATTACGTTATTCCTTTCAATTCTGTAACTGAATCTAAAGTAATTTCAGTAAAATAGCCTAAAAGGCTATTTTTTGTTGTCCGAAGTTCGTATAATAATTTAAAGGAGGATTTTTTGTGATGATTGATGAAAATGGATACATAATTGAAGAAGAAGAATTAAATCAGGAATATGAAAGTTCTTATTTTCTAGTATTAACTAGCGAGGTATTAGAAGATGAAAGACTGACTGATTTTCAAAAATTATTGTTTGCAGCTATTACTGGATTATGCAAACAAAGAGGTTATTGCTGGGCTAGCAATGATTATTTAGAAAAGAAACTACATAGAAAGGTAACTCAAGTTAGTACAGGAATTTCTAAATTGGTTGAATTAGGATATCTAAATAGAGAAATAGTTTATAAAAGAAAGCAAGAAGCAAATGGAAAAATAGTTACTACTAAGCAAATATCTTATAGAAAATTGACTGTAAATATACCTAGAAAAAATGTAGAAAATAACGAAGACCAAAATAGGGGTATATTGGAAAATCAAAATAGGGGTATATTGGAAAACCAAAACCAAATAAATAATAATATAATAAATAATTATTCCAATAATAAATTATTACATAATTTATCATCGGTTGAGCAGCAAGCAGCATCAACAGAAATGGATATAAAAGATAATGATTATTTAGAAGAAAATAAAATTAAAAAGGATGATGTTGGTGATGTTGTTTTAGAGGATAATCTGAATAAAGATTCTAAAAACGCGCCCGCCGCTCCCGCAGCAAAGCCTAAAGGAGGATTAGCACCACTTATAGATGAAATCGATAATTTCTTTAGTAAAGAAACTTATCCAGATATAAATACAGCACTTAATCAATATCTACATTGTTACATTGGTTGCAGAAGATTACCTAGTTTAGAAAAATGGAAAGGTATGTTAAAAGATCTTATAGAATATTCTAGTTCAGTTATACCAGGAACTTCTGGTAAAAAAATAAATAGAGGAAAGGCTTTAATAATTATTGAGAAGGCAAGTAAAGGAAAAGATGGAGCACCGTTTACCGAATTCGATAACTTGTTTGGAAGTGAAGGAAATGAGATGGAACCTCAGTTTAATTTAAACCAAGAATTCAAAAAAGGCTTTTAATGACTTTAGAGGAAAGGAATAAAAAGGTTGAAGAAAATCTTCCTTTAGTTACATTTTGTTTAAAGAAACTAGGGAAGGATTTTAATGAAGATTATTTCCAACAAGGTGTTTTAGAGTTAATAAGATGTGTTAATAATTTCGATGAAAGTAAAGGAATTGCTTTTTCAACATATGCAGTAAAAAATATTAAGCTTTACTTAAAAGAATATATTATGAGAGATAAAGTATTAAAACCAAAAAGATGGGGAGGTACAGCAAAAGTTTATTCTCCTCCTTGCGATAGTTTTGATGAAGTTATTTATAATCAAGGAGGAAATGAAATAAAACTTGGCGACACTGTAGCAGATAGAAGATTTGATGATAATGTTTTGGAAGGAAAAGAGTTTCTATGGGAATTGGATCTTTTAGTAACTAAAAAACTTATAACTCAATTAGAACTTGACATATTCTTAGAATATTACATGAATGGTTTAACTAAAACAATTATTTGTAAGAAATATAAGTTGGATAGAAGATTTGTTAGTGATGCAATAAATAATACTATGAACATAGTCAGAAATAATTTATCGTATAATGATTAAGAGGAGGATGACATTATGAGTTGCTTTAAAGATGGAAACGAATGTCCTTATAGAAAAAGTTGTAAAAATAAAGCTGAAGATGGTAGTTGCTATAAGATATGCCCTATATTTCATGAGATAAATTCTTTGTTTGAATATGCAAATATACCTAGATTGTATTTACAACCTTTTCTTCTATATCCTGGTGAATATGATAGCGATAATTATTATACCTTAGCTCATATTAAGAAAAATATTGAAGAATTAGTAGAAAAAGGTTTTAATTTGTACATACAAAGCGATAAAAAACAAAATGGAAAAACATCTTGGGCTATAAAGATATTACAAAACTATTTGCATTATAGTATTTTAAGACATAATTCCGAAAATAAAGGGCTATATGTAGATACAACAAAATATCTTAAAGATCTAAAACTAAGTTTTGATGATTATGATAAGGATCTTAGAAGTTTTCAAAAAGATTTGGAAGAAGTTCAATTAGTTATTTGGGACAATATAGATGAAATGAAATTAAGTGATTTTGATAGAGCATATATAAAACAAATAATAAAATCTAGATTATCTAATGGAAGAAGTAATATATTTGTAGGTAATAATTCTGGAAATAAATTATCTATTATGATAGGAGAAGATTTAAAATACTACGTAGAAAATAATAGTACAGTTGTTTCATTATTTTCAGAAAGAGGTGATAAATAATGATCGAAGCTCAGGTTATTAGTAAATTATTAGAGGAAGGATCATTAGATGTACTTCTTGATAAGAATATATCTTCTGATTATTTTGTAACATATAATGAGGAAGCAAGATTTATTTATAGTCATTATAATGAATACAGGCAATTGCCATCTAAGGAATCTTTTATAGGAAGATTTAATGAATTTGAGTTTACTGGAATAAATGAAAGTTGGGATTATTTAACAACAGCTCTAACAGAGAATTATATGTTTAGTGAATTGGCTAAGTTAATAAATTCATCAAGTAAGGTAATAGAGGATAATGCTTTAAGTGGATTCCAAATGCTAAAGAATAGAATAACAGAATTAGAAGAAATAAGACCTTTGAGTACTGTTGATATAATTTCTGGAGCATCTGATCGTCTAAAAACATATGAAGATAAATTAAGTCATCCTAGCAATAATGTAATAAATATCGGCTTAAAGGAAATGGATCAGAAATTATATGGTTGGCAAATGGGAGAAGAATTAGTAACTGTAATGGCAAGAACTAATCAAGGTAAATCTTGGATCCTATTAGAATTCTTAATGAATGCCTGGAAACAAGGAAAAAGAGTTGGGTTATACAGTGGAGAAATGTCTGCTGAACAAATAGGTTACAGATTTGATGCTTTATTAGAACATTTTAGTAATCTAAACCTTATGAGAGCAAATGATGGTGAAAAAGACAAATATAAACAATACATAGAAGAATTAAAAGAAAAGAAAAATTGTTTTGTTGTTATTACACCAAAAGATCTAGGTCACTTAGCTACTATAAATGATATTGATTATTTAATAAAAAAGAACAATTTAGATATTGTTGGAGTGGATCAATTTAGTTTAATGGAAGATTTTAGATCCAAAAAGGGTGATCCAATAAGAATTAGATTAGGTAATATAAGTGCTGATCTATTTAATCTAAGCATGAAACATAAGATACCTATTATAGCATTATCGCAAGCAAATAGAATGGCTGCTAAAGGATCAACACCTGAATTGGAACATATGTCAGAATCAGATGCCATTGCTCAGAATAGCACTAAAGTTTTAAGTATGAGTAGGAAAGGTAATGAATTAAGAATTAAGGTAACTAAAAATAGATATGGACCAGTTGGAGACGAATTTGTTTATCTATGGGATATTGATACAGGACAATTTAATTTTAGCAGATATGGAGAAGAAAAACATGAAAGTAAACCAACTGATACTAGCCTTTCTAGAAATATTGATGCCGAGGAGAGTCCATTCTAATGATAAGATTAGATAAAAAAGAAATATCAGCTGACGTTTACGATATTCTATTACAATTAAGAGAATATATATCTAATAGAGATAACATTACTGTGTTAAAAGATATAAAAGATGGTCCAGATAATGTTATGATAACTTGTCCATTTCATAAGCACGGAGAAGAAAGAAGACCAAGTTGTGGTGTTAGTAAAATTGATAAAGATAGTACTCCCGCTGGAATGGTTCATTGCTTTACTTGTGGTAAGACTTTATTTATCGATAAACTAATTAGTACTGTTTTAGGATATGAAGATGATGGCGAAGAAGGAAGAAAATGGCTTCTAAATAATTTTGATATAACATTAACCAGAAAAATAGCTAATAAAGTATTAAAAAGAAGTAAAGAAAATAATAGTGAAGGCATACAATATATTGGTGAAAGGTTATTACAAGAATATAGATACTATCATCCGTATATGTTTAAACGAGGTCTAACCGAAGAAATAATAAATAGATATGATATTGGCTACGATAAAATAAATGATATGATAACCTTTCCAGTTAGGGATAGGCAAGGTAGATGTCTATTTATAGCTAAAAGAAGTGTAAAAGGTAAGATGTTTATTCTACCATCAGAAAAGGATAAACCACTATATGGAGTATATGAACTAAATTACAATGATCCAGATTTATATATTTGCGAAAGTTTCTTTAATGCTCTAACATTAGCGAAGTGGGGAATGAATGCTATAGCAATGATGGGAACAGGAAGTAAAACTCAATATGATCTTATAAACAGATTACCTTTTAGAACTATTCATTTATGTTTGGATGGAGATTTTGCTGGAAGAATGGGAACAAAGAAATTATTATCAAATATAGTAAATACTAAAATAGTACTTGCTCATATATTACCAGAAGGAAAAGATGTAAACGATTTGGATGAAGAAACCTTTAGAAAATTGGGGGTTTATAGAAGATAGGAAAAAAATTATGGAAAAATTCTTAAAAACTATTGACTTATTTTTTGAAAGTCTATATAATTAAATTAGAGTAAGAATAATAGATAACATAATAGGAAGGAGGATAGTTGTTTTTATAGAAATGATTATTTAGTTTTCCTACTCCAAACAATCAGAAAGAAAGGTTTTAAGATAATATGATGAATGAAATTAAATTAATAGGGGATTGGGATTTGGAGAAATTAGTGATGGTTTATCAACAAACCAGAAATGAAGAATTATTTAAAAGGATATGGCAACTAGTAAAACCATTTAGTATTAAAATAAGTAATAAATATCCTAGTATATCATATGAGGATAGAGAAAGTATTTCAATGCAAACGTTATGGGAAAGTTGTTTAAACCTAAAAGAAGGAAAAAAATTATTGACAATGTATGGAACAGTTTTAAAGAATAGGCTATTTGATTTATACGCAAAACATATGCAAAGAGGAAAATATAAAATAAATTCCGAAGCCTATAGCCTAGAAAAAATGGCTGAAGACATAAATTATCAACCAAGTGTTGAAATGGATGTTTTTATAGAAGAAGATTTTTATAGAACTTGTGAACTAAGAAATATAGAAATTACTTTAGTTCAATTACTAAATCAAGGATATAAAAGAAGAGAAATAGCCAGAGAATTAAATATTAAAATAAATGAATATGATACTATGTTAAGGATTATACAAAACAAAGTTGAGAATAACTGGTCCAAATCTTTATAAAAAATACACCGAAATGGTGTATTTTATTTTGTGAATATCGTATAATATATACAGGAAGCAAAAAAGGAGGAAATAAAATGGCAAGATTGAATTTAGAACAAGCCGCTTCATTCCCTAATTCTAGTGGAGGAACTAGTTTTCTTTCATTACAAAATGATGGGGATAGCGCTAAGGTAAGATTTGCTTATAATTCTTATCAAGACATAATTACAGATTCTGTACATGATGCTAAAAATAACGAAGGAAAGTTTAGACAAGTATCTTGTTTAAGACATAGTAATGAGGAACCATTTTCCGTTTGTCCTATGTGCGCAGCTGGATCACCAATTAAGAAAGTTATTTATTTCAATGTAAGAAATGAAGAAACTGGAGAGATGCAAGTATGGCAAAGATCAGAAGCATATTTTAGAAATAATTTATTACCATTATTTCAAGATATTATGAATGATTACCCTAATGTACCATTATGCTCAATTCCATTTAAAATTACAAGAAATGGTGCTAAAGGGGATCATAATACAAAATATGTTATTAGAAACTTACAACCAGATGGAATGACATTAGATCAATTTCCAGAAGAAATAGATCCAGAGGAAAAAGGAATCATTAAGAAGTTTAGTTTTGATCAATTACAGAATTATGTCAATACAGGCGTTTATCCTGAAGAAGGAAATAAAGCAACAAATGCAAACCAAGCAGTAAATGCAAACCAAGCAGAAGTAAGACCAAGAGATAGTTACAATAATTTTGGACAACCTGCAAGAGTAGAAAATTACATGAACAACGGCCAACAATATTCATCACCTATGAATACAAATCGTAGAACAATGAATAATGGTGGATTCTAGAATTGGCATTATTTGATACTTATTCTAGAAGTTCAAAAGAATTAGACAAAGCATTAAACGAAAAACTAGCCAAAAAAGCTCAACCTAAAAAGAATAGTAATTCTAATAGTTTATTATCTAGAATAAATCTTATTAGAGAAAGAGTTAAGCAAAACTTATCCGAATATGAAAACGATTACATTATATTAAGAACAGATGAGGAAGTTGTAAAATATTTTGATAAGATAAGAGAGAATGGTATTTGCTCAATAGATACCGAAACAACTGGTTTAGATTTTTTCGAAGATAAAGTAGTTGGTATATGTTTATACACAGAGGGACTTAAAGCTTCCTACATCCCTCTTAATCATATATCAAGTATTTATCAAACAAGAATAGAAAATCAAGCTAATATAGATTTAGTTATTGAACAAATGAAATTGTGTGTGGATCAAGACATAAAATTCATTTATCACAATGGTAAATTCGATATGAATATGCTTGAAACATTTTTAGGATTTCCAATGAATTGTCCTTATTGGGATACATTAGTTGCAAGTTATTTAATAACTAATGACGAATTCCAAAGAGGTTTAAAAGATCAATATAGTAAATATTGCAGTCATTTAGAAAATAAAGATAAGATTACTACATTAAGCCATTTCAATGATTTATTTGATAAAGTAAGATTCGATTATGTTCCTATTGAATGTGGTTATATTTATGCAGCTAGAGATGCTTGGATGACTTACAAGTTATATGAACATCAACTAGAATTCTTTACCAAACCAGAAAATGATATGGTATATCACTTATTTAAAGATATTGAGGTACCACTAATTCAAGTAACTGCTTCGATGCAAAGAACTGGTGTGGCAATAGATATGGAATTGGCTGATAAACTTCATAAAGAATATAGTCAGAAGTTGGAAGAGGTAACTAATAAAGTTTATGAGGAAATAAGTAAATATGAAGATAAGATAATTAAATACAGAATGATTCACTATAATAGTAAATTAAAAGACCCTATCAATTTCAACAGTAGTGAACAATTAGCTATATTATTGTATGATATAATAGGTTGTCAAAATAATGATAAAGAAAAACCTAGAGCAACTGGTGAAGAAGTACTTAATAAAATAGGTTTACCTTTATGCGATGCTATATTAGAATACAGAAATATAAATAAATTATTAACTACTTATATTGATGCATTACCTAAAAAAGTTGCTAAAACAGATGGTAGATTACATGCTCAGTTTAATCAAAATGGAGCAGATACTGGAAGATTTAGTTCTTCGGATCCAAATCTACAAAACATTCCTACTAAAGGTGGAATAAGAAATCTATTTAGAGCAAGCGATGGTATGTATTTAGTTGGAGCAGACTTCTCGCAACAAGAACCAAGAATACTAGCTCATTTATGTCGAGATGAGAATATGATAAATGCTTATAAAACTGGTAAAGATTTATACAGTACAATGGCTAGTTTAGCATTTCATGTTCCATATGAAGATTGTAGAGAGTTTTATCCAGATGGAAAAGTAAATAAAGAAGGTAAAGCTAGAAGAAGTAGAATTAAAGCCGTAGTATTAGGGTTAATGTATGGTAGAGGAGATGCAAGCGTTGCCGAACAATTAGGCATTACAGTAGATGAAGCAAGAGAATTATCTAATTCATTATTTGAAGGATTTCCTAAAATAAAAGAATATATTGAGAAAAGTAAAATAAAAGCTAAAGAACAAGGCTATACAACAACATTGTGGGGCAGAAGAAGATATCTAAAATATATTCAAAAGGAAAGATTTGAATATAGCTATGGTATAAATAGACCTGTTAATTTTGATCCATTATTTGATAGTGATGATAATGTAACTAATGAGGTGGATCAAGAAATAAAAGATTATTATAATCATCAATTAGAAAGAGCTGGATTTGCTAAAAGAAAACAAATAATAGCTCAGGCAGAAAAAGAAGGAATTATAATAGTAGATAATAGTGGATATGTAGCAGAAGCGGAAAGACAAGTTGTTAATGGTATTGTTCAAGGATCAGCAGCGGATATGACTAAAAGAGCTATGGTAGCTTTGTTTAATAATAAAGAGTTAAAAGATCTAGGATTTAGATTGTTGATGTCCGTTCATGATGAAAACATAGGAGAATGTCCGAAAGAAAATGTTAAAAGAGTTAGAGAATTATTAAGCTCTATAATGATAGGAGCTAATAATAAATGTTCTGTACCAATGAAATGCGATGCTGAGGTATCTGAATATTGGTATGGACCTAGCATAGAAATATAATAGGAGGTAATATGAAACCACGTTTTGATTTATACTTTGCAGGATATTGTAATGATGAAATTACTAAGTTAATAATTGAAAATGATTTTAATCAGTTGCTATCTTATGTAAACGAATATAAGAAAATACCTTTCTATATGGAGGCCAAGAAAAATGGTTGGAAAGGTAAGTTACTTATAGATTCGGGAGCATTTAGTATTCATAAAAGTGGAAAAACGGCGGATGTAGATGCTTATATAGAATTTCTAAATAAGAATCATGAATATTTAGATTATTATATTCAATTAGATGATATTCCTGGTAAATGGGGACAACCAAAAACAGAAGAACAAAAAAGAGTTAGTCCTATAAAAACATGGGAAAATTATTTATATATGAGATCTAAATTAGTAGAACCTAAAAAACTATTACCAGTTTTCCATCAAGGAGAAGATTTCAAATATTTAAGACAAATGTTGGAATATAGAGACGAAAATGGAGAGCCAATTGATTACATGTGTATATCAAGTAATAAAGAAATAAATGCTAATAGAAGATTAGAATGGTATAAAAGATGTTATGAAGAAATTCAAAAAAGCAGTAATCCAAACATTAAAACTCATTCCTTAGGAACACAAAGTGAAAAACATTGCGAAAAGATTCCATTTACAAGTGTTGATGCTACATCTTGGATAATGACTGGAGCTAATGGTAACTTGTATACTAAATGGGGATCTAAAACAATAAGCGATATGCAAAAAGGAAAGAAGAAAAATGTTATAAATGATAGAAGCTTTGAAGTATTCAAAAATTATGTAGAAGAAAATGGATTTACAGTAGAAGATCTAGCTAATAAAAGTGACGAAAGAGTAAAATGGAATTGCTTATATCTTGGTAAATGGGCTAGAGATGTAAGAGAATATAAAGGCCCTAAATCATTCAAAAATAATGGGAGGTTATTTTAATGAAAAAAGTGTTATTATATAGTGGAGGAATGGATAGTTGGTTAATTAGTCATATTTGGAAACCAGATATGAAGGTATATGTTAATATGCACACTAGATATTCTGAAGAAGAAATAAAAAGAATTAAGGAATTAAATGAAGATGTTACAATTATAGATTTTCCGTTAGGTCAATGGGAAAGAGAAGATGCTATTATTCCATTAAGAAATCTATATTTAGTTATGGCTATATGTAATTTAACTGGATCTGAAGATATAGATATTTGTTTAGGAGCTACAGCAGGAGATAGAGTATTAGATAAAAGTCCAGAATTTGCAGAAAAAGCAACTGAATTATTAAATTATTTATATCAACCACAACATTGGATACCAGAAGGTAAAAAGGTTAGAGTCAATATTGATTTTAAATCTAAAACTAAAACAGAACTAATCGAAGAGTTTATAAAACAAGGTGGAGATATCAACGAAGCATTTAATAGATCATTTAGTTGTTATAATCCAGTAGATGGACATGAATGTTGGCAATGTAAACCTTGCTTTAGAAAGTTTGTTAGTTTTGCTTTAAATGGTATGGAATTTCCAGAAGAAGTTAGTAATACAGCATTAGATTACATTCAAAGAGAAATTGAGCCTCAAATAGATAATGGAACTTATGGTAGAGCTCATGAAGAAGAAGAAATTAAAAAGGTATTGAAATTATATGGCAGAAGGTAGAAGACATATAATAGCGGTAGATTTCGATGGTACATTAACCGAGAAATCTCCCTACCCTATAATGGGCAAAATAAGAGAAGATGCTATAAAGTATATAAATAAATTATATAATGACGGATATCTTTTGGTTCTATGGACATGTAGATCAGGAGATTTCTTAGAAGAAGCTATAAATGCGTTAAAGGAGGCTAGAATATTTCATTGCTTTACTTTTGTAAACGAAGATGGATTAGGAAATAGTTCCAGAAAGATTGTAGCAGCCTTTTATATAGATGACAGATCCATCATGAAAGACATTGATTGGGAAGAAATATATAATTACATTAAAAATAATATTTCCGTTAAAATGGGAGGAAAAAATGAATAAAAAAGTATATACTTGGAAAGATGTTGAAGATTATATCAACAATGTTTCTAAAAGAATTAAAGAGGAAGTCAATTTAGACGAATGTCCTGGAATATTTACATTTCTAAGAGGAGGATTAGTTTTAGCAGTAATGCTATCTCATAAATTAGACTTACCTATATTATCAAATCCAGCTAAGAATTGTATCATCATAGATGATATATGCGATACTGGTATAACATTAAAGAAATATTCAGAAGAAAAATCTAGGAAAAATTATTTTATAACAACTATGTTGGTTCAAGAAGATCAGTTATCTGAAACAGCAGAATATAATTGTGTTGTAGATTATTTCGAATATATTAAGCATAAAGATTGGGTTGTGTACCCTTGGGAGATGGAATAGTATGAATATAGAATTATTAGGCTTATTAGCCACATTATTTATAGTATTAGCTTTTTGTTTTAATGATAAAAAACTAATAAGATTATTTGATTCTATTGGAGCATTATTATTTGTAATATATGGTTTAATAACAGGAGCTTTAAGTGTTTGGATATTAAATGCTATACTAATAATAGTAAATGCTTATAAAATCATAAAAAAGAAATAAATATCGTATAATATTAGTGAGGAGGAAAATTATGGAAAAAGTAAGAATTACAAGACATGAAGAGTTTGAAACAGCTCATTTATTGCCTCATTATGATGGTGGTTGTGGAAATCTTCATGGCCATAGTTACAAAATTGAAGTAACTGTGGAAGGTCCAAGAGGTAATGTACCATTCGATATGGTTATGGATTTCAAGGATCTAAAGAAAGCTATTAAAGCAGTTATACCAGATCATATGTTTGTTTACAAAGATGGAGATGAAATAAGCGAAAAAATAGCTAAAGTATTAGATGAATATAATCTTAAATATGTAAGATATCCATTCTTTACAACAGCAGAAAATATGGCTGGTTATTTTGCAGAATTGATTGATAATTATATTAAAGCTGAATTAGGTTATAGCGAAGTAGATGTAGTGGAAGTTAATCTTTGGGAAACTACAAATAGTCATGCTACTTGGAGGAAAGAAGACAATGAATAATAAAACTATTCCAGTAGCTGAAATATTTGGTCCTACAATTCAAGGAGAAGGTCCAAATGTTGGTATAAAAACATTATTCGTAAGAGTAGCTGGTTGCGACTTTAAGTGTGCTTGGTGCGATAGTAAGTTTGCTTGGAAAATAGATGGTAATGTTAAAAGATATGATCCATATGATTTAGTAAGCGAAATAATAAATACATGCAGAGAAACAAATACAGCTAATGTAGTATTAACTGGTGGTAACCCATGTCTATATGATTTCGATAAAGTTATAGACTTACTAAAGGATATTGGAATATCTATAGATGTAGAAACACAAGGAAGTATATTACCAGATTGGTTATATAAAGTTGATCAATTAGTAATAAGTCCTAAAGCACCTAGTAGCGGACAAAAAGATGTTTATGATAATGTATTAAAATTCTTATCTAATGAAGAAAAAGTACCAGTAGGTTATAATGTAGCTATAAAAATTCCAGTTTTTAATGAAGAAGATTTTAAGTTTGCGGAAAGATATTATGAATTAGTTCAACAAGTAATTTGGAATACTAATGTAAATGCTAAGATGTATTTAAGTGTTGGAAATACTAATACTAATGAAGCAGGAGATATTAGTAAAAGAGTTTTATTAGACTATGAATCCCTAATAAATAGAACTATGGAAAGTGGAATGAAAAAAGTTTATGTATTACCACAAGTACATACCTTAGTTTGGGGAAATAAGCAAGGAGTGTAGATATGAAAGAGTTTAATTATGAAGCAGTGAAGTCTGCTACAAGAGATTTACTTATTGCTATGGGAGAGGATCCAGATAGAGAAGGATTAAAAGAAACTCCTAGAAGAGTAGCTGGTTATTGGAAAGAATTATTAGAAGGAAATAATTACACTAATGCCGAAATAGCAGAAAAATTTTCAAAAGAATTTGAAGTTGGTTATGATCCAATGGTAACAGAATATATAAAAAATGTTTATAGTCATTGCGAACATCACTTAGCTTTAATGTTTAATGGTAATGTTATAGTTGGATATTTACCAGTTAAAAATGAAAATGGAACATTCAAAGTATTAGGTTTAAGTAAGATAAATAGAATTGTTGATCTTTGTTCAAAAAGATTACAACTTCAAGAAAAATTAGCTAGTGATATAGCAGAATGTATTTCTTTAGCTACTGGATCTAAAGAAGTTTATGTTAATTTACATATGAGTCATGGTTGCGTTTCTGCAAGAGGACCTAAGTCAGAATCTAATACAAATGTGACATATATGACAAAGGAATTAAGAGAAAATAAAGAATGCAGAAATGAATTCGAAAGAAAAGCTACTGAAATGATTTTAAGAAATAAATAATAGGAGGAAAATATGATTAAGATTAAAACAGCATTATTACAAGATATGCTTGACAAAGCAATGAAAGTTGCTAAAATTAAGGACAATGATATAGCACCTTTATCATCATTGTTAGAAATAACTGTAGATAATAATGTATTTTACATAAGAGCTACAGATGGTGTTAATAATTTAATTGTTAAATCACCTATTGAAGGAGAAAATGATAATACTAGAATAGTAGTAGATACTAAAGTATTACCATTACTAATTCCTAAAATGACCACTGAATATATTGAATTAAATATTTCAGAAAATTCATTAACTATAGTTGGTAATGGTGTTTATTATTTAGATATCAGAATTGATGAAAATGGGGATATTATTAAATTCCCTAAATTAGAATATGACGTTTCTAAAGCTAATAAAGAAATATCATTTACAGAATTAGCACAAAAATTATCTACTTGTTCTCCAGCTATTCCAGACAATTTAGATAATAAAGAGTTAAACAATTTCTATATTAAAGATAGAATAATTGCTACAAATGCTTTTATTATTACATCTATTGCAGGAGAAGAAGGAATAAATGAAAATGCTATCTATGTTGGAGAAGATCTTGGTAGACAAATAATTTCATTAAACTTCGATAAAGCAAAATATTATGTTGAAAACGATAAAATATATTTTGTAGGAGATAATTTTATTTTAAATGGGGAAGTAAATAATGATTCATCAAAAAGATATCCGTTAGACGCAATATTAAGCACAGTAAATATTCCATTAAATAATAGTGCTAAGATAGATAGAAACGAATTATTAAGTCTTATTGAAAGATTAAGCTTATTTGTAAGTGAATATGATGATAACTCAGTTCAAGTTACATTTAAGAAAGATAGAATGACTATTTTCACTAAGAAAAATAGTTCAGAAGATATAATGTATAAAGAAGCTAATGTGGATAATTTAATTGAATTTACATGTAAGATTCATATAAATCATTTAAAGGCTCAATTATCCTCACTAGAAAACGAAGTTGTTACTATTGAATTTGGTGGTAGCGATCAAGTAGTTAAGTTAATAGATACTGATGTAGTTCAAGTTATTTCCCTAATGTTGGAAAACGAATAAAATGGCTAGAGGATTATTTTCAGTCTCTAATTTAGTAAAAGAAAAGGAGGCTAACAAGAATGTGGCCTCCTTATTTCTTAAAAGAATAGAAGAAGCTATTGTAAAATTAGAGCCAGAATATAAACCATCTATATATTACAAACCATCAAGTCTTGTTTGTTTAAGACAGATGTATTTTACAAGAAAGGGAATTCCACCAGAGGATGAGATAAAGGATCCATCTTTTATAGGGATATGCGAATCAGGATCCGATAGACATAATAGAATACAAAATGTTTTATCTCATATGAAAGATTTGGGAATGGAATTTGAATATATAGATGTTGAAACTTATGTCAAAGAACATAACTTAACTGATATAGAAATAAAAGAGAAAAAGGGAATGGAAACACATTGTTTCAATAAAAGATATAATATTAGTTTCTTTACAGATGGTATTATTAAGTTTATACCTGAGAATAAATATTTTATATTTGAATATAAAACTGAAACAACACAGAAATTCAGTAAAAGGGATGAAGAGGAGATCATTCATAGAACTCAAGCTGCTGCTTACGCTTTAAGCTTTGGTATAGATGATACGTTATTTGTTTATGAGGATAGAAATTTCTGTAATAAGAAAGCATTTCATTTTCATGTAACAGAAGAAGATAAAAGAGTAAAAGTAGCGGATAAAATAAATACTTGTGAAAGATATTTAAAGGAAGATAAAGTTCCACCTAAAATTACAAATAAAGATATTGATCCTACTATGGACTGGGGACAAGATAGAGTTAATGGTCCATCAGCTAAGATTTGTCAGTATTGTAAATATAAAAAAGAATGTTGTAAACATCTATGAGTTCACAAGAATTATTTGAATATCTATATCCAGTGGGATCATATTTTCTTTCTAAAAATAGAAATATGATATTTCCTGCTGGAAAATGGATATATGTAGGAATTACTATTTTAGGTGAAGGAGCTTACGTTTTCAGAAGAGTTAAATGAGGAGGTCAAAATGTCAATAAATAGTAAAAAGAAAGGTGCAGCCGGCGAAAGAGAGTTTGCTAATTATTGTAAAACAAAAGGATTTGATACTAGAAGAACAGCTCAGTATAATGGTAAAGAATTAGATTCTAAAGCCGATGTAATAGGTATACCTGGTATACATATAGAAGTAAAGAGAGTTGAAAAATTAAATATAGATGCTGCAGTAGAACAAGCAGTTAGAGATAGTAAAGGTCATGGGGAAATTCCTATGGTAGCTCATAGAAAGAATAATAAACAATGGTTAATAACAATGACTGCCGATGACTGGTTTAAATTATGGTATGGAGTAGAGGAGGATAAAGATGAGCCTAAAAAAGAAAATTAGAGATAATAATGATAAAAAGGTTTTAAAACAGATGTTTGGTAAAGAACCTAAACATAGATGTAGTAAGTGTCATAGATTTAGTTTATTTAATTACAATGATCCTAAGTTGAAACCTTTCAATGGTTGTGTTATGTGTTATCTTATTGAAGAAACTCGAAAGGAGAGGGAAAACAATGAGGGAACTGAACAGGGAATCGATATTGAACAAACAAATCCAGGAGAATAGTATCTTAATAGAAAATATAGTCTATGAGATTGTAACGGAATATACTAAAGAATTAGATAGTATAATGATAACTTGTAGATCCATATTTAATAGTAAGGATAAAGTTACTAATGAGGAATTAGAGGATCTGTTGACTCAATTACCTACAGCATTATATTTTGTTAATGAAGGTCAAGAATATGTCGGTTTAAGAGAAGATATATCTAAAATGACTAGAATGGAAAAATATAACGAAGCAAGAAAGAAAGCCACTGGAACAATAGCAGATAAAAATACAGCAGCTGAGCTAGAGGTAATGAATGAGGATCTTAATAGAATTATTTATCAGAGAGCCTATAAAATGATTAGAAGTAAAGTTGAAATGGGACAGGAAATGATAAATGGTTTGAAAAGGATCTTTGATGCAAGAATGAGCGATAGAGATTTATCGAAAGGAGTAAGAAGGTAATATGAGTAAATTAGATGCCTTGATAAAAGAAATAAATAAATCATACAAAGAAGAAATAGCATTTAATGGTAATGAAGCTTCTTTAATCAAATATGAATTAGTTCCATTTAGTAGCCCTAGATTAAACTATATGTTATATGGTGGATTACCTATGGGTAGAATGATTGAGTTTGCTGGAGCAGAGAAATCAGGTAAAACAACAACAGCATTAGATATGGTTAAGAATTGTCAAAAAAAGTTTGAAAAGGAATATGAAGAAGCCTGTAATAAGAAAACGCTTAAAGATTATGATCCAGTAATGAGAAGGGTATGTTTTGTAGACGCCGAAAACACATTCGATGTTGAATGGGCAGAAAAGCTAGGCGTAAATGTAGATGATCTAATTTTAATTAAACCACAAGAGCAATATGCAGAGCAAGTTTTTGATATTATGAAAGCAGTAATAGAAACAGGAGAAGTTGGTTTAATAGTTTTAGATTCTGTAGCGCAACTAGTTAGTAAGCAAGCTTTTGAAGAAAGTATGGAAAAAAAGACTTATGGAGGTATAGCATTAGCTTTAACAAAGTTTTGTAATATAGTTGTTCCTTTATTAGGGAAATATAATTGTATGGCTATAATGATAAACCAAGTAAGGGAAGATCTTAATAATCCGTATAATGAATTCGTTACTCCAGGTGGAAGAGGTTTTAAGCATAACTGTTCAGTAAGGTTAATGTTTAAACAAGGATCATTTATTGATGCTAATAATAGAGAACTAACAAGAAGCTGCGAAAATCCTTCTGGTAATTTGGTTAAGGTTCATATAGAAAAATCAAAAACATGTAGAAGTGATAGAAGAGTTGGTTATTATACATTGAATTATCTTAATGGTATAGACTATGTAAATGATACTATAGATGTTTTAATGCAAATGGGTTATATAAATCAAAGAGGAGCTTATTTCGATATATTAGATGCGGAAACAGGAGAAGTTTTGTACGATGGTAAAATACAAGGAAGAGCATCTTTAGTTAATTTATTAAAAGAAAATGAGGAATTATATAATCTTTTATTAAATAAAGTATCGTATAATTAAGGTAAGGAGGTATAATATGAGTTTACAAGAAATAATTAAAACAAAGATTGAATTATTAAACATAAGACTTTTACTTGGAATCTTATCTGATAATTATTTAGATCCTACTACAAAATATGAAATTACAAAACTATATTTCGAAAAGGAAGCACAATTAGTTAAGAAAAGATAATATGAATACCAGAAAATATAGTAAAAAGCAAGAAGATAGGGTAGCAAAAGTCGTAGGTGGAAAAGTAAATGCTAACTCAGGGGCAACATCATTCTTTAAAGGAGATGTTAGAACAGATCATTTATTAGTGGAATGTAAAACATCAACCAAAGAAGTAAAATCAGTTTCGATAAAGAAGGAATGGTTAGAAAAGTTGAATGAAGAAAGATTTGCTATGGGTAAGCAACATTCAGTTCTAGCCTTTGATTTTGGAGATGGAAAAGATTACTTCATAATAGATAAAAGGTTAATGAGTATGCTATTAGATACGTTGGAGAAATATTATGGCGAGTAATTCAGATGGATTATGGTTAGAAGATCTTTTATCGGAAAGAATGAGCGGAGTAGAAAAGAAACTAAGATTTGTTAATAGTTTAGTAGATGAACTTTTCTTACTATTAAGAATAAATAAATATCCTATCATATTAGATAAGCCGCAGTATAAAGTTACAGTAGGAAAATTAAAGGATAAGAAGTGGGTAAAGATTTATGAGGAAGAAGATATGGAATTATTACCATTATTAACAAGATGTGAAAAATTCCTAAAGAAATATCGAGACGATCATAAAGATTATATATTAACAAAACCGGGAGGAGGAGATATTATATGAAGGTTCAAATAAAAATTGATAGTAGAAATACCGTAGCAAAGAAATCAGACAACTATCATATGACTCCTTTATTAGAGAAATATATTTCTAGATCCAATTTCTATACTTATGAAGAAGCTTTTGATTTAGTATTTTCAAGAAATAAAGCACTTAAGAAAATAGCTGCAAATATAAAAGATAAAGACGAATTCAAAAGTAGACTTAATAAATATAAGAATGGAAAATTAGGTCCTTCAGAAATGATAGAACTATACAACATATGTGGTAGATCCTATTTTACTAGAAATATTATTTGGGGATTTTGGTTTTATGGTTTTGATTTTAGATCAGATCATATGAAGAAATACGGCAAGATACCAAACTGGATAATAAAGAAATCAAATAGTTAGGAGGTATATAATGGCACAACCATTGGCTAATAAATATAGACCAAAAACTTTCGAGGATGTTAGTGAACAAGGAGCTATAAAAACAATAATAGAACATCAAATAGAAAACAATGATGTTAGAAACGCTTATTTGTTTTGTGGTGGAGCTGGTACAGGTAAAACAACATGTGCTAGAATAGTTGCTAACATGATGAATGGGGGAGAAGGAAATCCAATAGAATTAGATGCTGCTAGTAATAACAGTGTAGAGGATGTAAGAAGAATAATTGCCGATAGCAAGTTTAAATCTTTAAGTAGTAAGTATAAAATATATATAATTGATGAATGCCACAGTTTATCAAATGCTGCTTGGCAAGCCATGTTAAAATTATTAGAAGAACCACCAAAGAGCACAGTATTTATATTTTGTACAACAGATCCTCAAAAAATACCTGGAACAATATTAAGTAGGGTTCAAAGATATAATTTTCAAAGAATAAGTAAAGAAGGAATTATAAATAGATTAAAATATATAATCAAAGAAGAAAACTTAGAAGTTCATACAACAATGGGAGATTTGGATACATTATCAGATCCTATATGGGCAGAAAAAGCTGGGTTACCACTAATAGAATATGAAGAAGAAGCTTTAGATTATATAGCAAAGCAAGCAAGAGGTGGTATGAGGGATGCTATAACAACATTAGATAAGTGCTTGGCTTATAGCAAAAAACTAACATTGAATAATGTAGTTAAAGTATTATCAGCTGGCGTAACGCCTTATGATTTAAGTGATTTTACTCAAGCATTACTAATAAGAGATGTAAAATCAGCACTAAAGAAATTGGATGATTTCTTTATGAGCGGTATAGATATGAGTCTATTAGTAAATAGTTATTTCGAATTCTTGCTTAATCTACAGAAATATTTAGTTTTAGGAAATCAAGATATATCTAATTTACCTAACGATATATTAAGTAGATATAATGCAAGTCAGGCAACAAGTGTTAGAAATTATATTCAAAAACTATATTCTGTTATAAATGCTCCTAAAATGGATGTTAAATCTCTATTAGAAGCTTGGGTGATAGAAAGATGTTTATAGTAGGTCAAAAGGAAAATGTTGGTTTAATAGATGATGGTAAGTTAGACAATGCTAATTTCATCATAATAAAAGGACCAAGAAACTATGGTAAAACATATCTTACTAAATACATAGCTAATCATTATAATATGAATTATGTCCTATTAGATAATAAAGTAGATACAATAAGAAATCTTGTACAATATAGCGATAAAAATAATAATTGTTGTTATCATTTTAAAGATTTTGAAAAATCGAGCCCAGCTGCTAAAGCTGCTCTATTAAAAATAGCGGAAGAAACTCCAAAGGGTATAAAGATAGTAGTTACTACTTCTTCTTATAATATATTACAAACCTTAATTAGTAGAGCTTATGTGCTTAATATTGAACCTTATAGCAATGAGGATATAGAAGAATATAACAATAAATTAGATTTAGATAATAATTTATTTGATATAATAAATAATCAATTAAAAATAAATATTACGCCTTCTAAATTATTCAAATATAAAAATACAGAAGAAATAGAAAAAATTGTAGAAGTAGCTAAAACTTGTTCAATGTCTATAAATAATGGATTAAAGCTAGAAGATATAAGTGTTATTAGTAATAATTTCTGGAAACAGGATCCAGAAAATATGAGCGCCTTCTTAGAGCTAATTAAAGGAGGCATAGACAAGAATTTAAGAGGTTATTATAAAATTATTAGTTCTATAGAAAAAACTAATTACCTGCTAAGAAATGTATCAATTAGTAACTATAAACAGCTAATACACAATATGCTTATGGAGATGGTATAATGAGATCGTTATTAGATTTAAAACAAAAATTATTAAAGAATGAACTTGAAGAATTATATGTATTCACTGGAGAGGAAACTGAAATAAGAAGAATATACTATAAAAAAATAGGCGAAATATATGGTAATTTAAAGGTTTTAGAATCAGTAAGTAATTTATATGGGGAATTGGAAAAACGTTCGTTATTTAAGCTGAAAACAGCCTATGTAGTATATAATGATATGGAATTCTTAAAGCAGAAAGAAAAAGTTTATGATAGATTATTAAAATTATGTAGTAAACATGTAGTTATATTAGTTTATGACGAGATTCCAGAAAATAGTTCTTTCTTTAAGTATTTTGAAGAATATATAACAGTATTTAATAAAGTAACGGACGACGTAGCTATTAAATATGTTCATAAAGAATGTAGTAAAATACTTAGTAAGTCATTAGCTGAAAGAATAGCTTTTAATTGTAATAACCTATATGGAGGAATAAAAGAAGAATGTAATAAATTGGATTATTTTATAAATTATGAAACTAAATCTGATAATAAAGATGATATAATAGATGCTATTAGATATTATTATAATTCATTATTTGAGGATAGAGTTATCGTACCTACTCCAAAAGAATTTGCTAATGCTTTTATAACAAAGAATATAAATGAATTAGTTAGACAATTAAAAATATTAAAAAATGAAAATATATTAGCCTACTTACCTGAACTATATAATACCACTTGCTTATGCCTTTACTTTAAGTTATATGGTAAATGGGATGGCAGTTCTATAGCTTATAATGCTGGAGAATATTGGGGAAGAGTAAAAGAATTAAGGGAAATGAATGTAATATATGATAAAAATGATTTATTAGATATTAGATATTTAGTAAATAAATTAGATATAGATCTAAGAAGAGGAACAATGAAAGCAGAATATGCTTGGGATTATTTAATAGGAGTGATATTATGATAAAACAGAAAATGGCTCCACTAGTAACTAATTATTCTTATATGCTAAAGGATAGATGTCTTAGATGTGGAAGAAAATTAAAAAGTAAAGAATCTATGTTAATAGGATATGGTCCTAGTTGTTATAAGAAACATATTAAGGAAGAAAAAGGAGCTAAATTAAGGAGGTTATTCTAATGGAAGAAGAGAAGAAGGTTAAGAGTGGAAGAAAAACTTTAACGGAAAATCAAGAGGAATTCTGTAAACTTATTGTATCTCAAGGTATGCAACCTTTAGAGGCTATGCTTAAAGTATTTCCAAACAGAAAGACTTATTCAAAAGGTAACCAAACTAGATTAGCCAATGAAATGATTAAAAATGAAAGAATAAATGCTAGGTTGACTGAATTATATGAGGAGTTAAGAAGTAATTCTATCTTAGGAGATCTTTATGATTTTGATAAAGGTGTTAAGATATTATTAGAAGAAATAGATAGAGCTCAGAAAAAGATAGAAGAAGGATTCTTTTCAGAATCAGTACATCGTATAATATTAACATCGATACAGGAATTGAATAGAATGTATGGATTCAACATAACCGATAAAAAAGGTGGTTCTGGAGGATCAATGAGTATTACATTCGTCAAAGTCGATAAAACAGAAGGAGATGTTAAAATTGGTTAAAAGCGATATAGGAAGATATGAAGATTTGGTATACGAATTATTAAAGAAATATCCTTTCTTAAGAGATAATGTAGGGCAATTATATCTTTCTTGCATATCTATTAGAAGAGGAAAAGAATATGTAAGAGGAACCACTTTATATGATTTCTTTGTAACTGATTGTAATAATGAATCATTACCTAAGGTTCCAACAATGGCATCAGTAATTAGATTAAATACCAGATTACAGAAAGAAAATCCAGAGTTAAGAGGTAAGGATTGGGAAGCAAAACAAAAGCATTCAAAAGATTACAAGGAGGATCTAGGATATGGAAAAGGAAAATAATTCAGAAATAGTTATTTTATATGTTAATAGAAATGATAATTGCTTTAATCAAATATTACTTAATGAATTTGAGTTAGATCAAATAGCAGCTATGATTTCTAACATATTTAGTAGAAAGGCTAATGGTAATAATCCAAATGGAGATGTTATGGTTAGCGATAAAAAATTACATCTTTGCGAGGAGGTAGATGACAATGTCCAAACTAATAATAGGGAGATTCAACGAGGATAATAAGATATTATTCTATTCCGTAGAAGATAGTTGGAAACATTATTTAATAATAAAATCACAGCCTTTTGGGGATTATTATTTATATAATAGGGCAAACAAATCATTAACAAAACAAAGTTTTAGAATATTAGATATACCAGATGATAAAAATATATACAGTAGTTTAATACATGATGATCATTACACATGGGAATATAATAAAGTATTTTTTGAAGCTAATAGTCCTTTTGTAGATAAATGTGGTTTACCAGAACATAAAGTTTTATTAAAGATGTACAGATCTTTAGAACATTTAATAGCAACTGATAACCAAATGAGAAAAGATTTGGAAGATGTTTATTATAGTCATAGAATATACTATTTTATTTTAAGATTAAAAATGAGATATAATATGTTTAAACAAAATAGAGTTTTAAGAAAAGTAATAAAGGAGTATAAAATAATATGGTAAAGTTAAAACAATTTAAGTTGGGGGATGAAATAAGAACTATAGAAGGGAGCAGATGGAAAACTCCATTTATAGTTGAAGTTATTTATAGAGGATACATAGTAGCAGTTAATAGAAGGTCTAAAATGAATCCTCAATTCATGTTTATAAAAACATATACAAATGAAGTATATACAGGATCAAGTAAGTATATGAAGTATGGTGTTTTTGGTAAAGAAAGTATTAGAGAATTCATAGATGGTGTAATAAAAGGAGAATATAAGTTAGATAAAGCAACTTGTGTTCCAACTAATTTAATATTATCAGAGGAGGCGTTCGATATAAATGAAACAAGAGAACAAGTTAGATATCAATAATATGTGGGAAATATATAAAACATTATTAGAAAGTACAAAAAGAAAAGGGATAAATAATCTTATTAAATGGTTAGATAATAGTGATTTCAAAGTAGCTCCAGCTAGCACAAGATATCATAATTGCTTCGAAGGAGGATTATTAGCACATAGTCTTAATGTATATAACGAAGCTATTAGACAAAAAGATTTAATAAAATTATTTAATATTCCTATGGAAAGTATCATAATTGCATCGTTATTACATGATATATGTAAAGTTAATTATTACTGCCAAGAATTAAGAAATGTAAAAGTAAATGGTCAATGGGTTCAAGAACCTTTCTATAAAGTAGAAGATCTATTTCCAGTAGGTCATGCAGAAAAAAGTATTATTATAGCAATGAATTATATTGAATTAACTGACGTGGAAGTTGCTATGATTAGAAATCATATGGGATTCAGTAAAGACGAACCTAATCAAGTAAGTGCTCTATTTAATAAATATCCAGAAGCATTGATATTACATAATGCGGATATGATTGCTACTTATGTATTAGAATCTGAAGGTATGTTAGAGAATTTTAGAGAAGGTTTAGATCAATACGTTAATCATAATTAAAACTTTTTTAAGAAATTTTAATTTTATGGTTGATTTTTTCCATAAAATATTATATAATTAAAATGTAATTAAAAGAAAGAAGGTTTTACACATGAAAAAAACAGTTAAAAGAAGAAGATTAAAAAGATGGGTTAGAGTTACATTAAAGGTTATTGTATTCCTAGTTGCAGCTCTATTATTAGCATTATTATTTATGAAAGCAAATAACGATCTAAATGATATGTATGAAGCTTGCGATAATGCTAAAGGTTATACTTGTAGTTATTATGAAGCTAGATTATATTCAATAAGAGGTGAATAATGGGAATTATAAAAGATCTAATAAAGCAGCATGTAGAGAAGAAAGATGATTTCATATCCGAATGGTATTGGAGAAGAAAATATAATTCTCTAGCATCTGAATTAGAAGTCTTAAAAGATGTTATGGCCAGCGATATATATAAAAAAGTAATAAAGCAAATGGTTGAGCCTATGGAAATAAAAAGATATAAAAGAACTATAGAGAGACTAAATAATAAATGTAGTTTCTTATTAGAGGAAAGAAATAGATATTATGATGAGCTTAATAAAATCAATAAGAAGAAAGGTGGGGAAAATTAGAATGGCAATTTTGAAAGATAAGCTATTAGATGAACTAGTTGCCAGCATATCTAATATAACCGAAGCCGAATCAAATATATATGATTGTTGTCAAAAATTAGAAGAGACACAAAATAAAATTGGTGATATTGAGCACTATTTAGAGGATCATGAAATCACTAGAAATGGTGCTATTAACTTAATTTCATTACTACAGAAATTAAGAATAGAAAGAAGACAAATAAAACAAATGTGGGAGATTTGGAACGTATATGGTCTTAATAGAGAAAAATTAAAACAAAAAGATCATAGGGAATTTCTTATCCACGATCTTAGAAAAAAAGATAAAGAATTGCAAACTAAGTATAATTATAGAGTCTTCGATGAGCAATATTTAGATTCTCTAAATGAGGATAAACCTTTACCAAGAGGTAGAAAGAGTAAATCAATATCGTATAATAATATTGAGGAGGAGGAAAAGGAAAGTGAAGAATGACCAAAATGAATCATCTAAGAAATACATTAGATTGCAAGGTGCTGATTGGGATGCTGTAAAAGATAATATGAAATTATTATATACCTATAAAAGTGATAAAGGTAATATTAAAGGCATCTATACAGATGGAAAAAAGAAATATTCTCATTGGATGAATGATTATGAGAAACAAGAATATTTAAGTAATAGGGAGGAAAAGTAAAATGAAAATAAATGGAAAAGAAATTAGAATTGAAGTAAAAGGGGCAAAATCACCAGAAGAAGCTAAGAAAATAGCATTAGAAAAAGCCAAAAAAGAAATTGATAAAATGTTTGATGAAATTAGTTGTGAACATAATGAAGGTAACTTCATGTTAGATGTTAATTATAAAAATGGTTCAATGGTAGCTGAAACAAGAGTACATGGAAATACTAAAGATATTTTATTAGCATTCGGACCAGCGGCTTATAGATTTATTCAAAGTTTAACTGGAATGGATAAAGATTCTGCAAAAGAATATTTTAAAGCATTATCAGATAATGTTAATGAAGGAGAATTTGATGACTTAGAGGGGGAAGAAATAGATGGATAGTTTAAAACAATTATCCATTGATGATATCCTTAATAATGAGGAGCTTCAAGTGGAGGAAATAGAAGATATTAAAGAACCTTCAGTAGAAGAACAAATAGAAATGGCTACTAAGGATCTAAATAATAAAATAAATGATCTTACCCAACAAATATATTATAGAGAACATGAAAATGCAGAATTAAGAAAAGCTATGGATGAACAAGCAAGACAATTTGAAAGAACTATAGCAGCATTGGTTTATTCTATATATGGAAGATAATATGAGAAGATTAGCTTATTTATTAGATAAATATTTAGTACCTACATTATTATCAATAATCTTAATAATTTGCGTATATGGTATATTTATTAAGATAGATAATAATAAATTAAAGGAACAAAATACTGAATTAAAAGTAAAAGTATCTGAATTAGAAACCAATAATAAAGATCTAAATAATCTTGTTATAGAAAGAAATAATGAGATATATAGATTAAAAATGATTGCTGAAGAATGGAAAGAATTATTCTATACAGAAATAGATTTTCATCCATATGAAGGACCTGAATGGTAAAATAACATATAATAGTAATATTCGGTTGTTAGTAGTAATGGCGCTTATAAACGTATAGTATGCTAACGTAAAAAGGCTAAAGTAATAGGGGCACCATCCTTTTCCGATATATTCTCTCATTATATAAGCCGGTGGTGGAATAAAGACACGCAAGGAGCAATTGTGAGGTATCAGTAATGACCTCGTGGGAGTATTAAATCTCTTCCGGCTTACCAAATAAGGTATCTACTATCAATAAGTTTTCTAGATAAACTTGATAGAGTTATAGATATAGGTGAGGCTTATCGGTGTACCTGCTGGTGATAAGGCGAAGCAGATGGCAGTGAATTCATACTTAATGAATCGACTTTTGGATCGAAGGACGTTAGCAAGATCACAGTTTCCTAAGGTTAAGATTTAAGAACCCGAGGGTCCTAATGCTAGACAGGTATGAGCATTCCCTTACTAATAGGGCATATTAGTTGAAATAACAATTTATCACTGACTTATGGAAAGACATATACGTCAGCTCACCTACCAGGACTAAAAACAAGGTAGGGTTGCCTATGGGTATGTAGCTTAAGGGTAAAGCTTGTATCGTAATAACTGGGAACATGATACTTAATGCCACGGTTGATATCAGTTCGAATCTGATCATACCCCAACGTAAAACCTTTCTGGATATTAGCATATAGATCTAATATCCACTTTTTTTGCCAAAAAATTAAAACTTTTTTAAGAAATTTTAATTTTATGGTTGATTTTTTCCATAAAATGGTATATAATATAATTGTAAATAAGAAAAGGAGAGATATTAAATGAAAGCATTAGTTGAAATGATAGGTAAAAGAAATGGTATTAGTGTTATTGATATTCATAATCAATATGAAAGCATTGATAATAATATTAAAAAATTAGTTGAGGCGGAAGTTAAGTTATCAACAGATGAAATTATTATGGTAGTAATCAAATGGTGTCTAAATTTAAAGCTAAGAATGGAATACAAAACAATATTTAATTATATAACAGAAACAAGAGTTTTATATTAAGAAAGGAAGAGATGAAGATGAAAGGTTTAACATTTAAAGAAATTGAAAATATTATAAATAGTGAGGAATTAAAATTATATAGTAGATGGGGAAAGCACGAAGAAATAGAATCAGCAGGAATGGATCTTATATTAGATACAGTTAGAAATAAAATAATAAATATACTAAGAGAAAATGGAGCATATGATAAAAACGTATATGTAACAACATATAGATCTAAAATATATATTTGCTACGGATATAGTTGGGGATATGGAAATGAACCAAGAGGAATAAGAGTATTAGTTCGTAAAAAGAAAGATGCCAAGAATTCTAGATGGTGCGAAACATTATATACATTCGATAGAATAGAAATAGAAGTTCCACAAAGATATAATGAAGAAAAAGAAAACTATGAGGATATGGAAACAATCCAAGAATATTATCAAGAAATAGTAGATCAAACAAATAGATCTAATGAAAGAAAAGAAAATAATTATATTGAATTCAAAGAAAAATTAGCTGAAGCGGGAATAAGTGGTAAGGAATTCATAGAACTAATGAATAAATACAAATCATTAGAATATAAATATAAACAAGAATTCGCAAAAGAAATAGATCCAGAAAAATATTATATATATTATTAGGAGGTATAAATAATGAAACTAATATATACAGGAGATTTTGAAAGATTAAAAGATTTTGGATTTGAAGTTGGAGAAGATTACTTATATGAAAAAATGCACATTGATAGTTATTACAACGGAAGTAAATCTGTAGTAGTTGATGAGAATACAAAAGAAATATATATAGTTTGTTATAACTTTAGTTATGATGAAAGTAATATGTCAAAAAAAGTAATAAATAAAACATCTTATGTTAAAAAATATATAAAAGATTTAATACAAGCAGGACTTGTTAAAAAGGAGGAGGTATAAATAATGAAACTAATAGATAAGATATCAGGAGAAATATTAGAAGGTAATAAAAAACAAATAGAAAAAGAATTAGTTAGAAGAGTAGATAAATACAGTAATTATGGAACAACTAAATCTAGACATACTTATAATGAAGATAAGATACCTCCAATCATAATACAAAATGGAGATACATATACAATAATGAGAGCTAAGTAATTAGTTCTTTTTTTATGTCAAAAAAATATTTTGGCGCGAGAGGGATTTGTATAAAGATATGTATATAACTAAATAATAAGAATACATATAATAGTTAATGTAATAAAAAGAGTAATAGTATATAAAAGAGTATTATATAGTAAAGGACATTATATACTAGTCGATATAGAGGAACTTAATAAATCCAACGGAAAACGTAGTCAGGAGGAAATTTCATGAGCATACTAGATAAAATAAACGATTATTATAAACAAAAGCAAGCCATGGTAGTAGAGAATCCTGTTAATAGTAAAGTAGTAGATCTTAATGAAGTAATAGGAAGGGAATATGAACCTTTCTGGAATAGTAGAGAACGTTATAGAGCAGTTAAAGGATCGCGTGGATCTAAGAAGTCAAAAGTAACTGCATTATTTTATATAGCAAATATGATGGAATTTCCTATGTCTAATTTAGTAGTAATAAGAAAGAGATTAAACACTCATCGTACTTCTACTAGAAATGATTTGATATGGGCGATAAATAGATTAGGAGTAAAATCAGATTGGAATTATTCAGATTCAGATAATGGTGAATTAACTATTACTAGAATAAGTACTGGACAGAAAATATTCTTTCGTGGTTTTGATGATCCATTAAACATAACATCATTTAGTGTTAGTGTAGGTGTTTTATGTTGGGCTTGGTTTGAGGAAGCATTCCAGATAGAGTCAGAAAGTGATTTCGATAAAGTAGATAAATCTATTCGTGGTAAAATGCCAGATGGAAGTGAATTAGCAGATCATGGCTTATGGAAACAAATAACATTTACATTCAATGCTTGGTCAGATAAAAGCTGGTTAAAGAGAAGATTCTTTGATAAATGTCCTGATGTTAACATAACGGAAGAAGAATTAGATGAATATAATAATGGGACAAGGAAACGAATAAATAAATGGGCCGTATGTAAGAGAGAAAACATATTCGTAGGTACTACTATATATGCTTGTAACGAATTCTTAGATCAGGATGACTTAGATCTATTTAATTTAACAAGAGTTAATAATCCAATAGCATTCCAAATAGAAGGTCTTGGAAACTGGGGTATTAGTGAAGGACAAATCTTTAGAAATTGGTCAGTATTAGACTTCGATTATAAGAAAATAATAAAACAATCAGTTAACATAAATGGTAAAACTAAGTTGAAATTAAGATTTGGATTAGACTTCGGTTATACAAATGACGTGGCGGCGTTAATAAGTTGTATAGTAGATGAAGAGAACATGAGAATATGGATCTTCGACGAATTCTATAAAGTAGGTCAAACTAACTTAATGTTATCTAATGTAATAAAGTATAAAGGCTATTCAAAGGAAGTTATTAGATGCGATTCTGCAGAGCCAAAGAGTATAGATGAATTAAAATATTACGGTATTACTAGAGCTATAGCAGCGTTAAAAGGTAAAGATAGTATAAGACAAGGTATTGGTAGATTAAAAGATTATAAGATATATGTACATCCTTCTTGCGAAAATACTATAATAGAATTTAACAACTATGTTTGGAAGAAAGATAAAGATACAGAGAAATTATTAAACGAACCAATAGAAGAATACAACCACCTTATGGATGCGTTAAGGTATGCTACTGAAGGAATAAGAGTTAGAACATTTAGATTCTAGGAGGTATATTATGAAATTCATCGCTAAAATGAGATATAAAGAGGAAACTGTAACATTATGTGAAGGAGATCATTTAGATCTATATTTAAGAATAATGGGATCTATCAATGAAGGTAATCATATAGAAAAACTATTCATTGAAAATAACAATGAAATTATTGAGGAAAAGGTATTAGGTAAACCTAAGGTCCTGAGGAGAACTAAGAAATGAGAAGGCTATTATGGTATTGGAAGTTATTTTGGGGAGTTAGATACTATATAATAGAAGAAAGAAAAGAGGCTAAGGAGATATTAGTATATCATCATAAAATATATGTAATAAATAGGAGGAAGAAAGATGCTAAAGAAAAAGATGGATAAAAGATGTTTAGATATTATTAACCATTATGGTCCAGATCATCAAAAAAGA